GTGCGTACGAAGATCATGCGGATCGGGCAAGTGGCCATCGCTGCAGCCGCGACGACTCTCGCCATGGCCGCACCTGCACAAGCCCACACCGTCAGGGTTGGGAACAGTTGGGGCTACGCGGAGATCAACTCCAGTCACACGGAGCTGACTGTCTGCAGGATCCTCGGCAGCTATCCCGACTCCGACGTCTGGGGCACAGTGCGATACAGCGGCGGCACTCTCATCCGCTACGATGCGCCGACGCTCAGCGGCTTGTGTTGGACCCACCCCCTACGGTCCAACCCCACCGACATCAGATTCTGCTGGCGTCCTTCAGGAACGAACAACCAGTGCACGACGTGGAGAGCCGTCTGACCGTCCTTGGAGTTCTCACCTCCTCGGCCTATGAACCTCAGGACTAGTTGCGCCAACACAAAAAACGCCCCGCTCCTCCGCAAGGGAGAAGCGGGGCGTTCCCGTTTTGTCGGCGGCTTACCGCTGCGATTCAGGCAGGTCGGGCCGAGGGGTGTGCTTCGCCTTGAAGCCGGCCACGGCCGCCAGCGCGGTCGGCACCAGCGGCAGCGTGATTGCCTCCACCCAGTCGGGCAGGAACGCGATCATCGATGGGTCGTCAGCGACGGCCTGCAGCACCGCCATACCGGCGACACCGGCGAGGTACGCCGTCAGGCCCATCGCCTTGACCTTCGTCTCGACGGGCGGCTTGGAGTAGGTGACCTGAGGATCTGCGTGCATGTGCCCCTCCTTCGGGACAGCCCGCCACCACGACGGGAAGCTACGAATTGGAGATCAGGCGCGGGGCGGCCACGACCACTGACCGTGGTCGGTACCCTGCGAGCGCGACGTGGCCCAGTAGGAGTGGTTGCCGTCGAGGAACACCTGGAGGTTCACGGCGGTGCCGCTGCCCTCGTAGATGCGCGTGATGATCGCCGGCATGACGTCCCCGAGCTTGGCGGGAGAGCGGATCACTCCCTGACCGCCGAACGACTGCATCGACTCCAGGTTGATCATGCTGACGTCGTGGCCGGACAGCTTGTAGTGAACGATCCGGCCGATCGTCGGGTCGGCCTCGGTGGGGGTGGACATGGAAATGCCTCCTGTTGAAAGCGGAACCGCTGTTAGCGCTTGAACATGGCGATCTTGGCCATGGTCACCTTCTCGACCACCGTTGCGGTGTCGGTCGGGTTGATGATCCTGAGCCGGAGCTGGTTCTTGGTGTTGAGCGCGAACTGGCCGCCCACGGACTGCTCCACCCGCCCGTTGGCGTCGGCGCGGAACGACAGCCGCCAGGCGTCGTCCTCGAACGTCTTGCCGTCCCGCGAGTAGCGCGACCAGGCCACGTCGATTTCCGTGCCCGGGACCAGCCCGCGGACCTTCACCAGGCCGTCCACGATGCACCAGCGGGACGCCTTCGCCAGCACCGCGACGCCGTCCGCGTTGTGGCCGGGCGGGTCGTCCGCGTACTCCGTGTGCCAGCGCACCGCCAGCTCGCCGCCAGCCGGGATGTCCTGGTCCTCACCGGCACCCAGGGAAATCACCTCGGGCACGTCGTCCTCCTGTTGCTTGATGGGCTGTTCCGGGTTTTTGATCAGGGCGGCGACGCGCCCCCGGAACGTATTCATGTTGATCGAGTGGGGGTCCACCTTCTGCCGGTTGACCTCCTTGTGGCCGCGCACTCTGCTGGCGGGCAGGCCGAACTCGCGGCACAGTTCCGCGCAGAGCGCGTGATAGGCATTGAGCTGCACCTGCGGCCACGGCGCGCGGCCGTCGTTCTCGGCCTCGATGCCGATGCTCGTGGAATTCATGTGGTGCGAACTGGTGGACGGCGCGTTGTGCCAGCAGCGGCCGGCTGCAACGACCCAGATCCGGCCGGTGTGCTGCAGCCAGATGTGCGACAGGGGCCCGTCCAGGCCAGGCCTGCCGTTCACCACGACGTGCCGATCATTGAACCCGGCGGTGTGGTGGCAGACGACTCCCTCCACGGAGCCCTGCGGTCCGTGGCCACGGGTCTTCCACCCGCCGACCTCCGTCACCGGGAAGCCGGTCTTCCGCGCGACCTCGGCGAGCTGCGTCAGCCATGGCATGGCGTTCTCCTTGGTTGGTTGCGGCTGGTCAGCCGCGAGTGAGCTGGATGAGCGCGATCACCGCGCCCGCCACGGCGACCAGCACGGTGACGACGGCGATGATCTGCCTGATCCGGTCCGCGAGCTGGGACCGGGTCACGGCCTCCCGCTCCACCACGTCCAAGCGGGACTCCAGCGCTGCGTGACGGAGCTCGGCGGACGCGTGGTCCTGCTCGACACGCTTGACCAGCTCGGCGTGCCGATCGTCCACCCATTCGAGGCGCTGCAGGATCAGCGCGGTGGAACCGTTGGTGCGCTCGAACCCCAACTCGACGGCGCTGCGCAGCTCCGCCAGGGCGAGCGCCAGGTTCGGCGACTCATCGCTCACGCCGCCACCTTGTTAGGCTGCATGCCGACGAACGTGGCCGGAGGCTTGAGGAAGTACGACGGCCGAGCCGGCTCCTCCGACGAAGCCCGAAACCAGTCGAGGAACGCGCGCTTGCCCGCCACCCGGACCGGGTCGAGCCGCGTCAGCTCCTTGATCGGGGCCAGCGGGTCGGCAGGCGCGATACGGGAGGAGCCGACGTACTCCAGCGCGCTTTGCCGGTCCGTCTGCGGTGCGGCGGTGATGAGGAGTCGGTGCCGCTTCACAGCAGCGATGCGCGCGAGGCACGCCTGGCGGCGGGTCTCGTCGGCGACCCCCGGCGTGAACACTCCCGGAAGTCCGTAGGTCTCCTGCAGCACGGCCAGCGCCGCCGGGTCGTCGTGCACCAGGGCGTCATTGCGGCTGGGCACAGCCCCTTCGTGCAGGATCACGTCCAGCAGCGTGGCCACATCGTCCGGATCAAGTCCGTTCTCGGCGGCCCGCCACTCGAACGCGGAGTGCGGGAAGACCTGTACACCATCCTCGCCAGCGGCGTTGACCAGGTAGACGCCCCACAGAGGCTCCGCTGCGCCGTCAGGGTTCCCCGCCGCAGCCTCCGCGCCTGGGCGCATGTAGGTGTGGCTGTACGCGAGTTCGGCGTCCCACGTGGTCATGATCTGCGGCACTGTGTCCCCTGTTCAGTGTCGATGGCTCCAGAAGTAGTACGCCTTGCTCGTGGTGGTGCTGCTCTTGGCCGTGAATCCGGTGTCGGACGACGCGATCACGCACCAGTAGGCGTTCGGGTTGAACGACGAGCTGCCGCTGTTACCAGCGGCTCCGTCGCGCATGGTGCAGACCGGCCCCATGTTGGAGGCCATCTGAGCGCCGTATGTGAAGGCCGCGAACTGGCCGGACCCGAACGTCAGCGACCCGGCGAAGACGCCGGCGGTGTTGCCCTGCTGGGTGTAGTCCCACCACTTCCCGACGTGCCTGGTCCTGCCGCTGTTGTCGAACCAGAAGTACTGCTCGCGGGCGGCGTCCTTGAAGTAGCCGTAGCGGGCGTAACCTTCGGCGATCTCCATGAGCCCGCCGTTCGGGGTGGTCAGCGTACGGTCCAGGACCTGCATCGACAGGAACCCTGCAGCGACCACCGTGGACGACGCCGCGGTCTGGCCCTGGTTTGTGCCCGAGGTGATCTCGAACGTCGCCTCGCCAGCGAACCAGTTGTCTCGGGTCATCAGGCTTGTGTAGTTCGTCCCGCTGCCCGGGTAGAACCGCATCTCCGGGAACGACGTACCGGGCGGCTGCAGGTCGATTCTCCGGCCTGTGGCCGCAGTCCTGATGTTCGATCCGGTGATGGTTTTACCGTCGATGGCTGTGGCCGCCAGCTTGTTCGCAGTGACCGCCCCGGCGGAGATGGAGCCCGCTGTCACCGCGTTGGCCGCGATGTGCCCAGCCTGTATAGCTCCCGCTGCGATCTTGTCGGCCTCGACGGCGTTGGCCTGGATGTGCCCGGCCCGGATCGCAGACGCCTGAATCAGCCGGCCGGTGATGCTGTCAGCCGTGATCTTCGCGTCACCAGGGATCGTGCCGTCGATGATGTGCGCGGCACCATCGATGATCGCGCCGATCAGATCGGTGTCCACGAGCGGCTGAGTCGCGATCACGGCATGCTCGGACGCGGCCGACTCGTTGCCACTCCGGTCCAGCGCGGTGAACCAGAACTCTCGATCCGCCCCGTACGGCTGGCCAGGCACCACCACCGACCCGGCCGCGTCCAGATGCCCGACGACCGCCGCCCCGGGCGCGAGCGGATCCTGCATCCAGACCCGCATCACCAAGAAGTCAGACGGCATCAGGACATCGCCGACGCCCCGGCCATCCCAGCCCACGTGAATCACACCGAGGCGCGTCATGAGCTGCGGCTGCGTCGGGACCGGCGGCGGTGTCGCGTCGTCCGGGATGAGCCGCACGACCTGGCCGGAGAAGTCGCCCTTCATCCCGGCCGACGTCGCCCTCACCTTGAAGGCGTACTCGGTGCCGACCACCAGCGGGGAGAACGTCGCCGTCGTCTCGTCGGTCACGGCGATCTGCATCCACAGCGACCCAGCGGTGTTCACCCGGGCGTACAGCTCATAGCCGTCGATGGACAGCGCGACGCCCGCGACATCGGAGTTAACCGCCGCCCAACTCGCCGTCACCTGGCCACGGGCGAACCCGTTCTCGTCCAGGTAAGCGATCGGATCGACGATGAGGCCCTGCGGCGCGGCCGGGGGCCGGTTGTTCGTCTCCGGAGCCGGCTCGCCACCGGAACCACCCGACGACACACCGCCGTCGAGAATCCCGGCGGCTTGCCTGGCCAACCTGATCTCGCGTTCCAAAAACCTGTCGTTCAAGACGACATTGCCGCCGACCTGGCCGTCCGTGTCCACCGACAGAGTGATCTGCCGCAGCCGAAGGGACTCCATCGCCCCGCCGTCGCCCGGCGCGAGCACATAGTCCCCCGGCTGGTAGTGCTCGAACGGCAGCCACCGCGCGCGGTCGAACATCAGGCCGCGGGTAACCTGCACCCGTTCGCGGGCGACCCGCTCCAGGGCGTTCTCGCCCAGCAGCCTCGCCGTGCCCACGTCCGAGACGCCGCTCTGCGACTGGTAGGTCTCCCAGCGACCCCACGGTGCGACGGCGGCCTCGTTGGTCACCTCGACGGACAGGCCGGCCTCGCCGCCGATCAGGATGGCGGACACGGCGTCTTCCAGCGTCCCCGTGTCCGGAGCTTCGGTGACATCACGGCCGAGCCGCAGATCAACCGGCGCTGGCCCGGACGCGCGGTCCCGGCCGAGCACCGTGTCCGGGTTGAACACCTGCAGCTCGCGGCCCTGCATCCGCCAGTCGATCACGCCCTGCTCGCTCAAGTTGATCAGGACGCTGAGCAGGTCCTTACCCGACTCGATTGCCAGCGTCAGCGCCTTCGCCCACGCCTTCCCATCGCTGTCCTGCGACAGCGAGAAGCTGAACGCCAGGTGAGTGAGCGCGCCGCGCGCCTTCCCCTCCTGAATAAAAGTCGCCAAGATCTCTCCCGGCGACACCGCGTTGAACTGGCGCTTGCCGTCCACCATCGCGCTGTTGGGGTAGAGCACGACCTTCCTCAACTGCCACGCCCAGCCCGGCAGGTCGTAGGACCGGGAACCGGCGCGGTCCGTGCTGTCGCCGCTGCGCTTAATCCGCAGGAACCTCGCGTTCGGCGGCTCAACCCACGAGCCGCCACGGGCCGCGTACTCCACCGCGACCTCGCAGTGCCCCGCGATGAGGCCCGCGTTTAGCCCGCCATCCGGGTAGGTCACCTTGAGACTGGGCACGTCGTTCAGCGGGTCGCCCAGCTCGAACCCGCTGTGCTGAGGCAGCACCCCCAGCCGACCGCCGTTCGGCGCGTACGCCACCAGCCGCAGCGCGAACTTCGCGGGCTCACCTGGAATGATCACCTGCAACGCTGGTCCCCCTCAGTTCGTTGATCTCGTCGCGCTGCTGGTCCAGGGCCGCCGACAGCACGGCGTTCTCGTACGTCAGCTCCTCGATGCGGCGGCGCAGCACGGCGATGATCCGGCCCGGCTCGACCACAAGGTCTTCCATCACGTCTCCGCCGACAGGAGCGCCCGCTGATGTTCCAGTCGCGTGGCCGCGGCCTTCACCGGGTCGATCCGCACGTGCGACCGCAGCGGGGCGAGCACGTCAGCCGCCTTCCGCGAGGCCGCCGTACGAGCCTTCGGCACGGCTGTCGTGACGGTCGCGTGGTCCCGCTTGCACCGCTCGACCCGCTCCAGCGCTGAGGCGCGGGCCTGCTCCCCCGACATCTGCCATGGGTTCGTCTCGGGCAGGTTCGGCTCGTAGATCGGGTGGACCGCGCGGTGCATCAGCACGTCGATCGCCTCGTCCGTCGAAGCCAGCGCGCACGCCACGGCGATGGACTCGATCGCCATCTTCGGCAGGAACAGCCCGACCGTAACGCCATCGGCGGCGCGGGTCAGCGTGATCTCCCACGCCTCGACCCGCCCCGACTCGTCGGCCGTTTCGGTCACCTCCGTGACCTGCCAATCGTCCGGCACCGCGTCACCTCCAGGCCCAGATATGGAACGTCCGCGCTGGCGGCGAGGTCCCGGCGGACGGGTCGAAGAAGAACAAGTCGCTGTTGGTGCGGCTGAAGAGTTGCATGGTCGTGGTCTGCTCGGCCGTGAACGTGACCTTCGGCACGGTCGGGAAGGAGAAACCGAGAGCCACCTGGTAGTAGGTGGCGCCCCTCGACACCGAGACCGACAGCATGATCAAGCCGGAGTCGTTGGCGTACAGCCACGTCCCCCGGTGGAACGTCCCGGACTGGTCGAACACAAGGAGCTGGTCCTGCTGGCTCGGGTGCATCCACCCGATCGACGCCTGCCCCTCGACCGCCGACACCGCGCCGCCGCGCTGCTCACCGTTCGACGGGTTCAAGATGGCCGCCTGCCAGAAGCCAGCCGCGTGCGTCAGGCGGCACATCGCGGTGCTCGCCTGGTTGGTGCCCGACTCCATGATCAGCGTCGCCTCCCCCGTGAAGCGGGAGCCGTCGCTGTAGATGCGCGACTGGTTTGTCCCGCTGCCCGGGATAAAGCGGATCTCTGGGGCAGCCGCGCCCGCAGGATTGACCACGATCCGGGCACCGGTCACCCCGGACGCGAGCTGGCCCACGATGGACACCGCGCCCGAGGCCGCCGAGACGCTGGCGGTCTGCTGACCGGAGCCATTGAACGCCACCAGGCCCGAGCTGTTGAGCTCGACCCGAGCCCCGGACGCGCTGCCCGCAACAATCCGCGTGGACAACGTGAGCACCGCAGCGAGCTTGTCGGCCACCACCGCGCCGGCCGTGATGTGCTCGGCCTCGACCGATCCGGCGGCCAGCTTGTCGGCGGTGACTGCATTCGCGGCCAGCGCGCCCGTCGTGATGCTCTCGTTCGCGGCGTCGCCCTGGACGAGCTGCACCGCGGCGATCGTCGCTGACGCGGACGGGGCCGACTCGTTGCCGGACCTGTCGATGGACGTGAACCGGAACTGCCGGTCCGCGCCGTACGGCAGGCCCGGGACGAGGATCGCCCCTGCCTCGCCCAGCACACCGATTTCCGACCAGCCGGGCGCGAGCGGATCTTGCATCCACACGCGGACGTACAGGAAGTCCGGCGGCATCGGCACCGAGCCGACGCCGAGCCCGTCCCACGTGGCCCGGACCACGCCGAGCCGCGCGGAGAGCTGCGGAGCGGTGGGCACCGGCGGCGATTCGTCGTCGTCGGGGATCGTCACCGCCACCAGTTCGGAGAAAGCCCCGACCTTGCCGAGGTTCACCGCCCGCACCTTGAAGGCGTACGACTCGCCGATGACGAGCGGCGAGTACGTCGCCGTGGTGTCGCCCGCCTCGGTCGAGGTGACGAGGAACCACGGTGCGCTGGTCTCGTTGATCCGCATGAACAGCTCGTAGCCGCCCACGTTCAACGCGACCCCGCCGACGTCGGAGGTGACCGCGCCCCACGAGACCGTCACCTGCCCGTGCGGCAGGCCGTGCTCGTCGATGTACGGGAGCGGGTTCACGACCACCCCGGCCGGGGCCGCCGGCGTGCGCGGCTCCGGCGCTTCCGGGGCCGGTCGCGCGCCGGACCCTCCGTCAGCGGTCGATCCCCCGACGATCCCGGCTGTCCGCCTGGCCAGCCGGATGTCCCGCTCCAGGAATCGGTCATGCAGCACCAGTGACCCGCCGAGCACGCCCGTCGAGGTGCGCGCCAACGTCACCTGTCGAACCCTCAGCGACTCCAGCGTCCCGCCGTCCCCCGGCGCGAGCACCCGGTCACCAGGCCGGTAGTCCTTCAGCGGCAGCCAGCGCGCCCCGTACAAGACGACGCCGCGCGTGCGCTGCACCCGCTCGCCTCCGGCGCGCTCGAGCGCGGACTGCGCGAGGATCGTCGCAGTGCCCTCGTCGGAGACGCCGCCCGCGCCGATGTACTGTTCCCAGGGGCCCCACGGTTCGACAGCGGCGGGGTTGGTGAGCGTCTTGACGAGCCCGTTGTCGCCGACGATGAGGACCGACGACGCCGTGTCCTCCAGCGTGCCCTCGTCGGGCGCTTCGGCGACGTCGCGCCCGTACCGCAGGTCCACGGGGCTGGGCTCGGATGCCAGGTCGCGGCTCATCGCGGTGTCGGCGTTGAACACCTGAATGGTGCGGCCGGACGTGCGGAAGTCGCACACGCCCTGCTCAGAGAGGTTCTGCAGCGCCGTCAGCGCGTCCATGCCCGGCTGGCAGTAGATCGTGATGACCTTGTCCCACGCCTGGCTCGCGCTGTCCTCGTCCGGGGTGAAGTCCCATTGCAGGCCCGGCACCGCGCCCCGCCCCTTGGCCTCCCCGATGAACGTCTGCAAGATCTCCCCAGCGGTCGCGCTGAGGAACGCCCTCTTACCGTCCACCAGCGGCGCCACCCCGGGATGGAGCACGATCTTGCGGAGCATCCACACGAAGCCCGGCAGCTCGAACCTGGCCAGCCCGGTCGTGTCGGAGGCGTCACCGCGGCGCTTGATGCGCAGAAACCGCGAGTCCGCCGCTTCGGTCCACACGGTGCCATCCGTGCTCCACTCGGTGGCGATCTCGCACGGCTGGTCGAGCATAGCCGCGCCAGTCGCAGCAGTGGTGTAGGCGATCTTCAAGCTCGGCACGTCGTTGAGCGGCCAGCCGGTCTCAACCGACAGCGGATGCGGGAGCACACCAAGCCGGTCGCCGAAAGGCGCATGGGCCACGAGCCGCAGATCGAAGGTCACGCGCGACCTCCTCCTACGGAAGAATGTGGAGCATTGTGATCGCTTCCACCTCACGGCCCCCGATCGACGTCCAAGTGACTCCGCGTGGCCGCATCATCATGCTCCCGGCCGTGTGGCCGCCGGAGCTCGACGCCGATGACATCGAACTCCTGGTGCAACGGCTGATCGCCGCCGCCAAGCAGAGCCGGGCACGAACCGATCAGAGGTAGGCGCGACGCGCCCTGATCTCCACCTTGGACGAGGCGTCGGTGCTTGTCGCCAAGGTCGAAACCAGCACGGCGCGGCTGAACGGATCGGCCACCGCGACGGACGGCGTCAGGTGCAGCCACCGGAACTGCGAGCCAGGGCCGATCGCGTCGATCTCCCCCGTCACGTCATCCCCGGCGGCCAGGTCCCACGTGTCCGAGGTGACGACCGCGGCCTGCATCCGGCCGCAGTCGATCAGCAGCCGCTCCCCTGCGAGCAGGCCGCCCGGACGCAGCACCCAACCGCCGGTGGCGACGTCCCCGATGGACGGCTGCACGGCCGGGCCGGTGAACCGCAGCAGCGCATCCACGATGGGCCCAGTCGAATTCGCGAGCGTGGTCACCGGCTGGGCGAGCTGATTGGGCTCGCCCGCCCAGGTGGCCACGGATTCATCCCGCCACAGCGCGCCCGGCACCTCGACCACAGCCGTGAGCCGGGCGGTCGCGACACCGGTGTTGACCTCCGGCTCGGACGCGGCGGTGATCGTCACATCGGCGACGCGCACAAGGTTGCCAGCCTGGTAGCGCAGCTTCATCAGCCGGTGCCGCGTGCCAAGAAGCGCCGACAACGCCTCCAGGTTCCGCTCCATCTGCTCATAGCCACCATCCGCCCCCGAAGGAGTAGCCGACGTGACCTTGAACGTCAGACCGAACGTCGTGGCCTCCAGGTCGAGGCCGACGACCGGGATGTCCCCGTGCCGGCCCGGCACGTTGACCTTCACGCCCCGCGCGCCAGGCAAGGGCCGCCTCTGCGTCCCCTTCTTCGTTCGCCAGCAGCCGGCCGGGTGGTCCAGCGGCACGCCGTCGAGTGAGTAGCTCGGCACCTCAGATCACTCCCATCGCGCCGACGTACTGCAGGCCACGGTTCACCGTCACGGAGGTCGGCTCCGCCTGCGGGTAGTGGTTCGTCACGTTGACCACCGTTCGCGACGTCGCACGGCCACCGCCGAGACCGTCCGGGACGGTAACGCCGGGCACCGACAGGTCCGGCATCGCGGTCCGCGTCGCGAGCGTGGCCACCTTCTTCAGCGAGGACACGACGCCGCCGCGGCCCTTGTCCACGCCGATCGACATGCCTTGCATCATGAAGGCTCCGATCTGGGCGAACACCTTGCTCGGCGACTTGATGCCGAGGGCATCCTTGGCGCTCTTGACGATGTTGGCGAAGAAATTGCGGACGTTGTTGTACAGGCCGCTGGCCAGCGACTGGAGTTTGCCCCAGAAGCCGGATACGACGTCCTGGGCGATGCCTGCCATGGTCGGGCCTATGGACGACATCGCGTTTTTGATCTTGCCTGGCAGCGCGGTGAACCAGCCGATGAGCTTGGTCCCGATCCACGTTCCGATGGCGTTGACCATGTCCGGGATCACGCTGTGGCCGACGAGGACGTTGTACATCCACTGGAAGATCTGGACCCCGGCCTCGATGGCGGGTTTGATCTTCGCGACGATCGCGGCGACCTTGACTCCAAGATCAACGAAGGCGAGACCCAGCTTGGTCACGATCGGGATGACGGGGACGACCTCGGGCAGGATGTCCCTGATCGCCATGACGAGCAAATCGGTCAAAAGCGGGATAAGCGGACTTACAGCACCGAATAGTTCGACGAAGGCAGGAACTAGCCCATTCAGCAATGAAGGGATCAGTTGCAGGATCGGCGGCAGCAGCGATTGCACAACTGCGCCCAAAATTTGCCCAAAAGCTGCATAAATGGGCTGCATCACGGGCCTGAGTTCGGCGAAAGCGGACGAAATGGACAACAGGGCAGGTTGCAGCGCGCTGGACAAGGCGGCGATCACTGGACCGAGCGCAGCCGAGAGATTACTCAGCGCAATGCCGAGAACCTGGCCCAAAATCCCGGCAAGCTGGGCCACTACCGGGAGTAGTGGAGCGAGCGCAACCAGTGCCGCCGAGAGCCCCTGCCCGAGCATGAGTAGCCCGGACTGCAGCTCAGGGCTCGCGAACGCCTGTGCGAGCATCTGGGCGACCATGGTCAACCCAGGCCCCAGGGCGGCCAGAGCCGGCCCGAGCGCGGACACCGCAGCAGCGAGCCCTGGACCGAGGGCCGTCGCGATGGCGCCGACGTGCGGCGCGACCTGCGCGAGCGCGCCACCGAGCGCTCGGAAGATCGGCATCAAGGCGCTTCCGACCTGCGACAACGCACCGAAGATCGCCACGAGCGCCTGCTGGCCCTGTGCGCTGGCCAGGAACGCGTTGAGCTGATCAAGGAGCTGACCAACCACACCCAGCGCCCCGGACCCGCCGGAAGACATCGCCGAGAAGATCGACTTGACGATGCCGACCACATCGCCGCCGACCGCGCCGAGTTGCTTGAACACGTCCACCGCACCCTGCATCCAGCTAAGTGCGGTACCGCTTTTAGCGGCGCTGGACAGGAACTCTCCGAATTTCTGGGCCGCCGAAGCGATACCCGGAGCCAGCCCGGCCGAGAAGGACGCGCCGACCACCGCGATGTCACGGAAGCCGGAAAGCACCGGCTGGATCGCGGGCTGCAGCGCAGCGACCGCCGACCGCAGGGAACTGAAGATGCTGGTGATCGCCGCAACCGTCGCCGACGAGGAAGCGAACCGCGCCGCCTCCGCACCGGCAAGGCCGAACTCCCGCGCTACCCCCTGCATGCCGGACCGGAGCGGCCCGACCACCGCGTCCGCGACAGCTCGGATCTGACCGGCCAACGGAGCGAAGAAGGCGTCCTGGACGGCGGACCGAAGCCCGTCGATCGCCGGCTTCACCGAGTGCAGCTCACGTGCGGCAGCCTGCGCCGCAGGTGAGAGCCCTGCCAAGCTTTCCTCGAACTTCTTCGGATCATCGCCCAAGGCTGCGGAGAAGGCGTCTCCCACGCCAGCCAAGGCGATCTTGAGCGTAGCCAGCGCCGCCTGTCCGAGAGCGACCGCGCCCGGCAGAGCAGCGACGATGCCTCCTGCCGGAGCCAGCGCCGCAACCAGACCGACCGCACCCTGCGCAGCCGCAGCCATCGAGGCCGCCATGGAGGACATCTGGAGCGCCGAAGCGGTGAACTTGGCACCCATTGAGCCGGCTGACTTGCCGAGCTTGCCCACGTCGATGTCGAGCTTCTTCGCGGCGTCGCGCATGAAGGCCATGAAGCGGCTGGCCTTGCTCGTGCCCCGGTCCTTCACGTCGATGGTCGCGAAGAGTTCGCCCACGTTCAGCGCCACCGGGTCTCACCTCCTGGAGTCTCGGACGGGGTGCAGCCAGCAGCCGGAAGCTGATTGCGGACAGCCCGCCCGATCAGCTCGGTGTAGGCCGGCGGGATCGCCTGCCTGACCTCCCGCCGCGCGGCGGGCCAGTCGATGCCCATGGCCTGCCGCCACAGCGACGTCGGACCCTTGCCACCGCCCTTGCCGTACACCGCGACGTACGGGCCCTCATGCCACTCGCCGTGACGGAAACCCGCGACGCGGCCGCGATGTTGGGGATGCTCGGGCTGTGCGACGCGGACGCCGCCGAACTCGAACCAGCGGTGCCGCAGCACCGCCAGCTCAGGGAACATCGCGCCGCACAGCAGCAGGTCCCGGCGGATGGGCGCGCTCGGGACGTTCTCAATGGCCCACGGTCGGCCGGTCCCGCGCAGCACCCGCCGCGTCACCGGGATCAGCTCCGGATAGGAGCGGTGGCCCTGGTTCGTGCCGAGCGTCAGCGTCGTGTGCGCCTGACACGGCGGCGAAGCGTGGATGAAGTCGAACTCGTGGCCGTGCCTGGCGATAAACTCGATCGCGTCGCCGCGCACGAACTCGTCGCCGCAGTACCGCCGCATCGGCTGGATGTCCACGCCAACGACGCGGAACCCGGCACGCTGGTAGCCGCGGGCCGCCCCGCCCACGCCGCAGAACGCGTCGAGGACTCGCCTCACTGGCGCTCCTCGCCCGGGTCCAGCGCGCGGGCCAGCCGCGAGTCACACGTCAGCAGCCCGTGAACCCGCGTCCGCAGCCACCGCCACGAGCGGGCACGCAGCGCGCCGGGCTCGCCGAGGTCGATGCCGTACACCTCGTGCAGGTCCGGCTCGACGAGCGCCCAGCGCGTCAGGATGTCTTGCCACGAGACGGTGCGGCCTTGCGAGACCGAGAGGCCGTCGCCCGGGTCGTAGTAGTCGCGGAGCCCCGTGACCGGGTCGAGGTCGCCGCCGCTGCCGCCCGACGCGTGGCCCGGTTCGGGGCCGGGGCTTCCCCCGCGCCGCCCGAGGCCCAGATCTTCGCGGCCGCTTCCTTGCCGGCCGCGACCCACACCAGCGCGGTCGCGCCGACGTGCTGGACCTTCGGCCACGACACGCCATCGGCGCGCAGCTCGCCCCACACCGGCCCAAGGACACGCTGGTACAGGTCGCGCTCCTCGTCGTCGGACAGAACGACCTCGGCCAGCTCGTTGAGCTCGGGGTCGTCCACCGTCTCGCCCTGCTCGGCGGCCAGGCTGGCGTGCATGAGCCGCTGGCACAGCAGGCCGACCTCGGCGTCTGGCGCGGGGATGCGGTACCACTTCCCGCCCACCGGGAGAGGCAAGGTGTCGTCGAAGAACTCGTCGAGGTCCTGGAACTGGGTCACGGGGTGGCCACCGGGTTCTCGATCTCGACCGGCGCGCCCTGGCCCAGCAGGGTGAAGTTGAACGGCTCCAGGTCGGTCACGCTGCCGCCCTTGGTGAACTCCGAGACGGTGCAGGTGCCCTCGTAGGCGTCGTTCGCGCCGTCCCGCCGATACCAGCGGACCTTGATGTTCGCCTCGAAGCCGACCTTGCGGGCCGCCTTGCGGATCGCCTCCTGGCCCGGGTCGGCGGTGAACACTGCGGCGTCCGTCCGCTTGCGGCGGCCCTCAGCCTCGATCTGCCAGGTCCGGCCAGTCACGACCGAGCTGCCCCAACCCTCCTCGTCGTCGAAATCCGAGTCCTCCTCGGTGTTGTCGTCGGTCGTCTCCTGGAAGCTGGTGAGGCCACGCACGGGCAACCAGGTCGGGTTCTCAGGGTCGGAACCCGTCGCGACATCGAGCTTCCAGTCCTTAGCGAGCAGGCTTCGCAACGCCATGATCACTCCTATAAATGGGCACGTCAAAACGCTGATTGCGGTACCACAATCAGCAGAGAAGGTGAGGTCACGCGTCGCGGTGCGGCGACGGCCGGTGAACCATGAGGTCGAAGGAGTCGGCCCGCTCCCACCGGCCGCTGGAGTCGCGGCCGAGCGGAGCGATCAGCGTGCGGCGCGCGAGCAGCACGAGCACACCTGTCGAGAGCCTGTGATTTGCCAGACCGTGGATCGCATCGAACACACCGTCCGCCAGGTCATCCACAACCCGAGGATCCGTCTTGGCACGGAACCGGGCCTGCATCTGCACGCTGGAGTCCGGCTGCTCAACGTCGTCGCCGGCCTGCCCCACGCCGTAAACGGCGAGCGCAATCGCGGTATCCGGCTTGGCCGGGAGACCGCCGATCGTGAGGGCCGTCTGGACGTCGGTGTAGATGCCGTTCGGGCTCCACGTCGCCACGCCGGCCTCGCTCAGCAGAACCGCGAACCCGGTCAGCAGGTCACGCGTCCAGCCGCTCACTTGAACACCTGCTGGAGTTGCCGGGCAATGAGCAGCTTGACCGTCTCGGCTTCCTCGCGCAGCGCGAGCTCCAAGAACTTCGCCGTCCGCCCCGGCTTGTGCTGGTAGTCCAAGTTCTCGTGCTGGACACGGGCGTACGGGGTGTCGTACGAGATGACGCCGACCAGGTCTTCCCGGTCAACGACGGCGGATCCCGACCGCTCCAGGTCGCCCACGTCGTGCGGCACCCGCTGGTTGGACACCGACAGCACGTGCTCGGTCCCGAGGCGCAGGCCGCGCGCGGCTGCGCGCCGGATCTCGGCGGTGATCTCCTCGCCATTGATCTTCGCGTTGAACCTGGCTTTGGCCATCAGCGGCACACCACCTCAACATGATCAGGCGTCGGCAACCCGCCGCCATCGCGGGAGAAACTGGTGATAACGGTGGTCGCCCGTCCGTTGACGGTGACCCTGCTCCCCTCAGGGCAGGTCGTGCCCGGAGGGAAGAACACGGTGGTGTCGCTCACGACCTCGGCGCCCTGGGCGTCCCTGACCAGCCTGCGCTCGTCGTCCACCAGGCAGCGGGCTTCGAACGGCTCCCCGAAGACGGGGCCGTACGCCCCGTCTCCCTGGAAAGGCTCGATAGTCGCCTTGTGGCGCAGCAGCCATTCGGGCAGCATCACCACACGCTCCCGTCGAGGATGTAGCCGGGCAGCAGGCCCGCCCGCTGCAAGATCGACGAGGCGTCCGCCGAGTACCGCGGGGGCGGCGCATCCCCGGAACCGCCACGCTCCAGCCGGACCGAGCCAATCGCGACCCGGCCGAAGGCGGCGGCGACGCCGAACTCATCGCCCACGGCGACCGTCCATGCGACCTGCGCGCACGTCGCTCGCTTCATCGCCTCGGCGTCTTCCGGCCGCGTCGGCAGGCCCGCGTCGTCGGTCGGGTAGATCGAGGCGAACAGCATCTCGTCGATCCGCTCGGACGCGCGCTCCAACCGCCGGTCGATGTCGTCGGGCGCGGCCTTGCCGCTATATGCCGTGTAGTCGGCAGCGGTTGCGTACGCCATGGCTACACCGGCTGTTCGAGCACGCCGACTGTGAGTCCGGCCGGGGCCGCGTAGTCGATGTAGACCTTGCCGTTCTCCTGCCGGTACACCGCGCTGAACGGCGGCAGCAGCAGGGACTCGTTCGCCGGGATGGTGACTGGCAGGTCCTCCACCTCCTGGCCCTCGACCGTCGCGGGGATCTGCACCGTCGCCGTCGCAGGCGCGCCGTTGCTGTTCTTGAGCAGCAGCATGCGCCGGTCGGTGTGGTCGAAGGCGTTGCCGTCCGCGTTGGCCGCGCCCAGGCCGACGCCGAGCGCGACGCCAGCGCGCGGCATGGGCCGGACGGCCAGATCAGTCCTCGCCATCTGGGTCCTCCCCGAATTCCTCGATCAGCGCGGCTTTCGACAGCGCCTTGGCGTCGCTCTCGGACATGCCGAGCGAAACCGCGTACTCGACCCACGCGGCCTTGTTGTCGTGCTCGGACGGGCGGGCCGGCCCGGCCGAAGCCGGGCCGGCCGCGTCGGCGGGCTCGGGCCCGCCGACGATCCGCCAGTTGTCCAACATGTCCAGGCAGGGGTCTCGCTGTTCGAGCGGGACCACCTGCCCGGTGCTGGCGTTGCGGTAGACGTAGATCACGCCGCGACCCCGTGGATCAGCACGGCCCTGTTCGGGTCCAAGGTCTTGACGCCGTAGAGGCAGTCCACCGACACAATGTCCTGCTTTTTGGAGATGTCGTAATCCATCACCACCCTGACCCCAAACCCCTTGTAGCTCTCCACAGCGGCGTTGGCCGCACCCTGCGGGAGCACCAAGGGCCTCGTCACCAACGCGAAGGCGGTCCTGTGGAAAGCCACTCCGACCTCGCTGTTCGGCTGGCCAGTGGACGGCGTCCCGGTCGGCGCGTCGATGTTCTGAGTCTGGTAGGCGTCGTGACCGAAAACCCGCCTGCCCAGCGACGCCTCACGGAGACCGTCCGTGTCGCCCCTGGTGTCCGCCTGGTGGAACAGCGGGTCCGACAGCCAGAGCGCCTCGATCTCCGGGCCGATCACCAGGTGGCGGTCCGCCGCCGGAACGGAGCGCTGGTTGAGTACGCGCCTGGCGTCGATCGCCGTCTTCGGGTCGTCGTACGGGTGGATCACCTCGCCGGTGAGGCCTGTGGGCGTCGTGCCCGGGACGCCCACACGCTGCACGATGTCGTTCCTGAGGCTCAGGATGTCCTTGTCGATCTTCTGGCTGATCGCCTCCATAGCCGGGTTAAGGAGCTGCGTGCCGAAGTCCTCGATCTCCAAGGTCAACTCCTCAGCGGTGACGCTGAAGGAGACGTCGGCGAAGTGGTTCAGCGTGATCGGCACGCTGCCCTCGGACGCGTTCTGGATCTGGATGCCCGTCGCCCGATTGAACTCGTTCGCCTGGAACACGGCGGGCTTCCGCACGGAGATCGTGTCGCCGACGCGGGACACGAACTCCTGCTCATAGTCGCGGTGGACGAGCTGCGCCATGACACAGGTCTCGTACAGCGTGGCCAGCGCCGCCTTGGCGATGATGCTGGGGGTCAGGAAAGTGTTAGCCATTCGGGCCTTTCACCTCTTCAGGAAGCCGATCGCGGTTCCGCAATCAGCGATTAGGACGAGGCGCGCTTCTTACGCCTGGCACGGAACTCGTCGATGGAGGGCTCGGAGTCAGCGCTACGCCCACCAGGCCCGCCGGTGAACTCGCCTCCCGAACGCGCAGGCGGCCCCGCCTGGGAGACGCCCTTGAACTTGGGGTTGTTCTCCACCGCCGTCTGGATGACCTCGGTCAGACTGGTGGAAAAGTCGTCAGCGTCCGGATCCATGTCCCGGACCGCCTTCAAGAAGCTCCTGCTGTCGAGCAGGGCGTCCGGGTCCGCGCCAACCTTCTGGCTGGCACGGTGGACCGCGAGCTCGATCAGGGCGCGGCGGTGCCGCTCCCTCTCCGAGTCGCGTTCCTTGGCCGTCGTATCCCGCTCGGCCGTCAGCGTCTCGATCACCTCCTGCGGGTCGATCGGCTGCTCCTCCTCAGCCGCCAAGCCCAGGGCCTTGGCGATCTGCTGGGCGAAGTCCGTCTTGACCTTCTCCGTGATCTCCTCGGAGGACGGCCCTTGCTGGGCGGTCGCCTCGTCGGCGGCCTTCTGCGCGTCCTTCAGCTTGGACCGCCAGTCGGCCGCCTCCGTGCGAAGGTCCTTGATGTGCTTCTGCACCCACGGCGGAAGCTGGTCCACGCGCTTGGCGTCGGGGTTGACCACCGTATCGTCGGCCGCCGATTGCTCGGGCGGCGTGACCTCGGCCCCAGCTGGAGGGTTCTGCTCCTGCTGCGGCTGGCCTTCGCCGCTTCCATCGGTGGTCGGCACAGTGTTTTCAGGCATGACGAGATCGCCCTCCTGGAGCGTGTCGTCGGAACATGGGAAAGGCTCGCGCCTGGCGAGCCCGAGAATGCGCGTCTATGCGCCCGAGCGGGTTTCCTGCTTGGCTGCAGCCTCGTCGCGGCGGTTCATCTCCTGCTCCAGCCGGGCCAACGCCTGCTCGTCGTGGCCGAACTTGCTGGCCAGGTCAGTAAGCTGTTTGTCGGTCAGCTCATCCAGGTCTGCGGGCGGCGCGTCGGCCTTCTCCCGCCCGGTCTTGCGCCGAAGCCCTGTCGCCTTCGACAGCTCCTTGAGCTGTCGCTGATAGTCGGCCGTCTTCGCGTCCGCCTTCGCGCGGGCGTCGTCGTCGAGCGCAACCGCCGCGCGCCGCTTGTTCTCCCGGACCTTCCGCTCCAGGTAGCGCTGACGCTGCGACTCCTTGTAGCTAACCTTCGACCGCACGACAGGTGCCGGCCTCGACACTCCAGGGAGGTAGGCGTTCAGGCTATGCCCGCAGTTCGGGTGCAGCAGACCCGCCAACCGCGCTTCCGCGACCGTCCCAGCGACATGGACAAACACCTGCACGCCCGTTGCCGGGTTCTCCTCCACGCGCATCCCGGCCGCCCCGGACAGGGCCAGCACCTCACCCTCCCAGCGGGCGCACCGGTCGCACGTGTACGGCAGCCGCGACACGCTGACCAGGTTCATCCCGGCCTCGCGCAGCGTAGACAGGTGCCCGTCCACCGCCGCCCGCGCGGTCGCCGTCCGCAGGGCCATCTCGGTGTAGCTGGCCATGCTCCAGGTGCGGGGTGGATTGGCCGAGTCGGTGAACCCGGTGATGCCCTGCGCGGTCAGCCGGTCGAGCGCCCGCTGCGCAGCCTCTCGCCGAGTCTCCGCACCGATCAGCACGCGCCCGGCCGTCTCGGCGATGACGTTGCGGTAGAGGTCGTCCACGGCGCGCAGCGCACCCTCATGCACCGAATCGATCATGCGGACGGTCTGCGCGGCCAACTCCGCGACGCCCTGGCCAGCGTTGATGCCCCGGCCCGCGCCAAGGTTCTTCGCGTCCTCCAGCACATTCGCCAGCCGCTTCCGCACCTTCCGGTCATGGACCTGCAGAACGGCACCGCGCACCGCGGCGTCCATGCCCTCGGCCCACGTATCGAGCACCGCCGCCTGCGCGGCCGCCCGCGACGCGGCCCGCAGACGACGGACAATCGCCTCGGCTTCCTTGCGGAGCTGGGCCACCTCGGCGAGCCTCTTGTCCGCCCAGTCGTCCCCATCGTCGTTGTCGAGGTCCTTACCGACCCGCGCCGCGATGCGTTCCAGCAGCGCCGCCTCTGCGTCGGCGTACATGGCGGCGACCTTGCGCGCCTGCTCCAGCCCCTCCTCGATCGCGGCGGCTGGAGTGATCGACATCAGTCCTCGCCGGTCGCGTCAGGGATCCACGTCTCGCCCAGCGTTGCCGGGTCGGGGACGTTCAGCCCGAGCTCATCGCGTAGCCGCTCCTTCTCAGCCTGGATCTGCACGTCGTCCCAGTCGGGATGCACCCAACGGACCTTCGTGTCCAGGGACACGGCTTGCGCCCGGTTCAGCATGTCCAGGGTGCGGCCCATCGACTCCGGGTCCGGCATGACCCCGTCCGGCCACTCCACGGTCGCCCGCTCGGCCACGACCTTCGTCCCGAACACCGCATGATCGACGGCCAGCATCGCCTCCGACAGCCAGGCCAAGCGCGGCGTCCAGTAGCCGATTTTCCGCCCGCGTGTGCTGTACGACCGGTGCTTCTCCATGTGAATCTCGGTCGCGGTCTTGGCCTGGCCACCGCCGCCCTCTGCGAACGACTGCAGCGCATACCCGGCGCCGCGAACAATCTGCTCCACCAGGTTCTTCGACGTCTCCGCATGCTCCTGTACGCGGATCTTGAACTGGCTGAGCGTGATCATGTTGCCGGGGTTCTGCGGCGACGGCAGCATGCCGCCGAGCGGGCTGTAGATCTCCCGGTCGGGGTCCCACGAGGCCGCCTGCCCTCGCCCGGCCGTCGTGAGATAGATCTCCGGGACGATGATCCTCGCCTTGCCGAGCCGCAGGTCCCGCATCCAGCTCGTCCACGTCTCATCCAACGCATCCAGCAACGGCTCGACGCCCGCATAGTCGCTGCGGCCAATGGCAGTACCCCGAATCGTGCGGTGGGGCCGCATGTTCGGGATGTACTCGACCAGCAGGCCACGGTCGAACCCGCTGGCGAACCCGCCGTCCTCGTCCACCAGCGGTGCGAACTCAGCGGTTGCCGGGTGATCCTCCAGCGGCATCTGCCTGCCGAGGTGGTCCTCATCGCCCAGGTACAAGCCGTGGAAGATGCGGCCCTTCTCGTGCTTTTCCAGGTGTCGCCACACCTCGCCCGACCGGTCGTCCTCATGGACGACCCGCCAGAACGTGACCGTCTTGAGCCGGCCGTTGTGGAACTCGGGCACGGCAGCGTCCGGCGGCAGAGCGTCCACGACCGGGTGATCGGCCATCGTCGTGTCCCAGCCGACCCGCAGGTAGACGCCGCCGTACGCGGCGGCCAGTTCGGCGGCCTCCAGCAGGCTGCCGTATACGCCGGCCTCGTGCAGCACGCTGTCGAGCCGCTGCTGTCCCTTCTTGCCTTTCAGCTTGAGCGTCGGTGGCTCCGAGAACAGCAGGTCGGCGCTGGTGGCGGCGATGTCGGCGGCGAGCGGGATGTGAAGCTTTGTCGCCCGTGACTGCGCGGCCGGTGTGGGCGTGCCCCAGAAGTAGCGGACCGCCCGCCCGAGGTAGCCGCCCATGCGGCTGACCGGTCTGTCCCAGCCCTTCGGGTCCATCCCTATCCGGGGGGCTACCTGGTTGCCTCCGTACACCTGCGCCAGCTTGTCCGGGTCGCCGGCGTACCAGGCACCGTGGGTGTCGTAGAGCCGCATCTCCTGTCGGATCGCTGGCGGCGGCCACTCCTGATTACGCTCGGGAAGTGGCATCGGCCACCCTCCTCATCTTGTCTCGATCTCCGACAGGGCGACCGCCAGGCTTGTCCAGCCATCCGCGATCGAGACCTTGGCCTCGACCATGTCCGGGTTGGGCTCACAGTCCGCGCGCTCCAGGACAGCGGCAGCGTAGGCCGCGGCTTGTCGCCAGGTGATCGTCTGGTCGGTCATCCGGCGGTCGCCGGCCAGTGCCAGGTGCCGGGCCTGTCGCCCTGGGCGACGTTGTATTCGTGGAAGCCGCCCACCTGGCCGGGCGTGAACACCCAGAGATGGACATGCAGCTCGTCGTCGAGCGGGGGCACCGCGCCGATCTTGACGCCTTCCGAGTCGAGCGTCGTCGTGTCCGCTGTGACGATCGCGGCGCGCACGGCATGGAGGCCCTGCTTGCCCTGGTAGCGGATGATGTCGCCGGTGGCTGGGGTGCGAAGCATGAGGTCTCCTCAGATGACAGGGACAAGCCCGCCGGGAAGGATGGGCTGCTCGATCGTGGACGTCACCCGGACCCACGCCCGGTGGGTGCCTTCCGGCAGTTCCACCGCGCCATCACCGCCAGGGCCGACGAGGATCTTCGCGTCAGCTCCGGTAGTGCTGTGGTTGTCCCAGGTCGCGGCACGCCAGTCCGTCTCGATTGGCTTGCCGTCCTCAGCGGTGAAGGCGACTTCGACGACTTCGCCACCGGACGGGCCCTTGACGGGGATGTACAGAAACTCCCGGCTGAGGGAGGAGATCGGTTCCATGGGCGGTCCTCCCTACGATTGCGGCGAGCCTGCGCGCCATGCGCGGTAGGGCTCACCAGCGGAGTAGCTGCGATTCGGGGAACCCGCCGACCAGCGGCGGTACACGGCACCAAGCCCGCTGATCTCTCGGCCGACGTCGGCGACGGTGGCCGTCTCGACCAGGGCCGCCGAGTCGGTGGCGAAGCGAGGCGCTTCGACCAGGGCTTGATCAGCGGCTGTCGCGCTGTCAGCGGACGTGACGGACGCCTCGACCTGCACAGCCTCGACGAGCGTTGCGCTGTCCGCCGTTCCCAGGCCGATCGAGACGGACTCGACGAGCTGCGCGGAGTCGGTGCCGCCCCTGACAACCGCCACTTCGGCTGTCTCGATCAGCGCGCCGATATCAGCTGATGCCGACCGGCCTACCGTTACGGCAGCCTCGGTCAGCTTTCCGTAGTCGCTGGAGATGGGGCCGATCGTCTCGGCGATGTTCACCGCTTCGACCAGCGCGCCGCTGTCGGTGGCCGCCGCCTGCACATCCGCCTTGGCGATCTCGTCGAGGGAAGCCTGGTCAGCGCCTGCCCACCCGACCTCCAACATCGACGCCTCGCCGACCAGCGCCCCTTGGTCGGCGCTGCCCGCCGAGGCGTCGACAAATGCGGCCTCATACGGCGTGGCCGCATCCGAGCTGAAGACATCGGCCGTGGCCGACGCCGTCTCGGCAAGAGTTCCGGTGTCGTCAGCCGAGAGCGGGATCCCGTCCGGAACTTCGACGACCTCGGACGACTCAACCACGCTGGCCGAGTCAGACCCTTCCTTGTCTGCCTGCGGAGGTCCCGAGAACGCTGGAGCGATGGCCAGCGTGTAGCCAGCCCGCCAGTCCAGCTCGTCCACGGCCGCCACGAAGTTCGCGGGATCAGTCGGATCGGCGGACATCAGCGCGCGGGCCGCCGCCGCAGCGAGAGTGTAGATGCGCGACTGGACGCTGTTGACCGGGGTGAGCCCAGCCGGCGGGGCGAGCGTCACTGATGTCCCGAACGCGTACGCCGCGACAAGCCGTACTTCCAGGTCGGTGCCCGAGTTCGGAGTGATGCCGGGCGTCACCACGTTCAGGCCCGTGCCATCCGTGGAATGCAGGAACTTCGGCGTCGCCGTCAAGGAGGCGTCCTTGACGGCGACGATCAAGCAGACGCCGTCCGAACCGCCAGCTTGCTTAAACGAGTACAGGCCAGGCTCGGACGACCCAGCTCGCTTCCACCAGAGCCGGATCACCTGGAGGATGCCGAATTCGCTGAGGCCATCCAGCGAATCCAGCGGCTGCCACTCGCTCCCGCCGGTCGGTGTCGTCATGGCCGTCGTGGATCCACGGTCTGCGGCCTGGATCGCGATCAGCACGTCGTTGAGGGCGACGCCGTCAGGGGTATTAATCGAGTAGGTCGCGGAACCGCCCGACGCCGTTGAGCTCGAACGAATGGACGGCGGTGTGCCACCGCCCTGCGGCTCGCCTTTCCAGCTCGCCTCGGTAAGGCGCCCGCTGTCGCTGGCTATCTTGGCGGCTTCCGGCACCTGGGCGACGTTGGCCGTCTCGACCAGCAGCGAGCCGGTATCGCTGGCGTTCTTCTCCGTGGCCGGACTGGTGAACGTGAGCTGGTCCACCCACGCCGCGTCTAACCCGCCGAAGTCCGAGACGTCCTTGCTGTACCGGAACGTCACCTGCGACTTGCCGGTCACGTCGAGCGTCTTCGAGGTCCAGTTGACCTCACCCGAATTGGGCATGACCAGCGCGTCCACGCCGTCGATCAAGACCATGAACTTGTCGTAGGTCGTTTCGCTGGAAACCTTGTAGGAGAAGGTCAGCGAGGTCGCCTGGGCCGGGACCATGACGATTGCGTCCGTTGTGTCGTTGTCGCCGATCGAAGCGCTTTTCAGTGACCACGAGCCGGCCGCCGCGAAGTCGGAAGCCCGCGCCCAGGTTCCCGTGATGGTGAGGTTGAGGATTGCGTCCTCGAAGTCCTCCAAAATGGTCGCCACGACGCGGCCCCCTCCCCGTCAGGCAGTCGCGTTGCGGCTCACACCAGAGAGAGCTGAACCGTGAAGACCCAGCTCGCCGCCGAGGTCTTTTCGCCGAGGTTCTCCACCTTGCGGTTGAGCATCCGGCCGCCAGCAGCGGCGTTGAAAACCCCCCACTCGGCCCACACGAAGTTGGCTTCGCCAGTCGAGAAGGTAGACCGGAAGCTCAGCGCGATGGCGCTGGCGGCAACGCCATCCGCGTGCTGCGGAAAAGAAGCATCCATGCCCTTGCGCAGCTTGTTCGCACCCTGCAAGTCGGTCTGCAGAGGGTCCGCCGCGGCGGTACCGTCGCCGACACCGATCCGAGCGTTGGCCGCGTCGTAGGCCGTGACGCTGCTGCCGCCGGTGAGGCGGTGCCACAGCGCGGACACCCCGCCGTACATCAGGGCGTTCCCATCACGCTCGATCACCTCGAACGGCTTGACGGTGATGTCGTCGCCGTGGAACTTCTCCAGCTTCCACCGGCACCGCCACTTGCCGGTGTCGTGGCGGCCCACGCCGGCCGCCAGGTGGCTTCCCTCGGTCAGTCGCGCGGTATCCCGCATCGTGCCCTCCCACGGACATGCAGAAGGGCCATCCGGTGCGGATGGCCCTGATGATCAGTCGTGAATGCTCGGCGTGGCGGTGACGCGGCCCCGGCCGGGCAGCCCCTCAACTGCGAGGCCAGGACCACGTCACGTGCTCGACGCACGCGGGTGGGCGTGCGGAGCGGCGCACCCCTCAGCCCGCCACAGAACGGGGGTGCGCGTTCAAAGGGTCAGTAGACCGGCTGCAGCATCGGCAGCCAGGCTGCTTGGGTGGTGTGCAGGCCGTACCGAGCGGCGTCCAACGCGTGGTCATCCGTCTTCACTGGCACGTCCTCGCCCTTCTCGGCGCGCTTGTCGTCCCACGCGTACGAGCCAACCTCGTCGAGGAACCCGGACACCGAGTGATGCACCCGCAGTTGGTCCGCGCCGAGTAGGTTGGCCACGGTGCGGATGCCGTCGTTGACGGAGTTGTCGCCCATCGTCGGGGTGAAGTGGTCGCGCTGGAGTTGCGTGATGAACGACGCGGCGGACGGGTCCACCACCACCCACTGCGGCCGAACCCCGCGGGTTCCGGGACCGTAGGTGTCGGGGATATTGTCCAGCCAGTCGGTGAGCTTCTGCGAGTACTCGGCATCGGTGAGCTGCCGCCGCTCGGCGCGGGAGTCCCAGCGGAACTCGCTGGCGAGGTAGAGGCGCCGCTGGCCAGCGTTGTCCGGGGTAGACACGCCGATGAGAATGGCGTCGAACGGGTTGACGGTGCCATAGTCAACGCCGCAACACAGCCACCGCTCCATTGGCGGCAGCTCCGTGACGACGTGCCGGTCCGGGTCGAACATGTCATAGATCGCGCCCTCAGCCATGACCCAGCGGCCCTCAATGAACCGCTTGTACCACAACCCGGTGTATTCAGCCTTGAGCGCCTTGACGTACGCCGGATCCAGCGCCGTGTTGTCATCCAACCTGAAATGCCAGTGCCGCAGGTCAAGCTCATACTTGCGATCGAGGAACTGCCGCTTCAGCCAGTGGTTCGGAGCATCAGGGTTCGTCGTCCCAAATAGCTTGGCACCGGTGACGCTGAGCCGGGCCAAGAGCTGATCCCAGAACTCCCGCTCGATCAGCGTGATCTCATCGACGTAAGCCCCGGCGCAGGTCATGCCCCTCAACCGGTTCTCCGACCGGGCGTCGTTTGACGAAATAATCTCGATGCGCCGCCCGAGGATGTTCGCCGTGGGAGCACCACGCGTGTAGATGATCCGCCGCGCGATCGGCCCAGTGATCGCTGGGTCTTGCAGCACGTCAAAGACGTTTCGGGCGATGGTGTCGCTCGTCTTGCCCACGATCACCAACGAGCCCCCGCGCGGCGCGTTGGCGACGTACATGACCCAGCGCAGCAGCGAGGCGATCGTCTTGCCCGACCGGATCGCGCCCGACCAGATGTTCAGGCGCGCTGTGGACTCACCGATCGACCGCAACTGCTTTGGGGCGAGGTTCAGAGGCGTCGGCGCCGGCGTGCTCACAGGCCGTCTTCCGACTCGATCTCTGCGATCACCTCGGCCTCGACGATGCTGTCCGTGTCAGGGTCGGGGATGGCGTGCCGTTGCTGGATCTGGAGCAGCAGGTTGCCCAGCAGGGACGCCATGTCACCGTCCGCGATGCCGTTGCGGTTGATCAGGTCCAGGCCCAGCAGAGCCGATCGCCGGTTGATGCACTTCAGCGCCGTCTCGCAGGCCTGAACCTCGCCCTTGACGACCTTCGGCCACAGCGACGCCATGATGCGGTCGAGCCGGTCGATCTCCAGCTTGAGAAGCTGCTCGCTGGCCATCTGCTCCTGCTTGGCGGCCTTCTGCAGCGCCCGGTCGATGTCCTTGCTGACGGAGGCAGCGCCCGAGTAGCCCAGCCGGTCGGCGATGACCGTGGGCGACACTCCGGCGATCCGCATCTGCACGGCCTGGTAGCGACGCTGGGAGATCTCGACCTGACGGGCCTTGCTGACGACCATGAGGGGCGCTCCTGATCTACTACGCTTCTTGGGTGCGGATGCGGATGCTGACCGTCCGGCAGCCATGGGCGGCATTGCTCGTCGCGGGCATCAAGGACGTGGAGAACCGGAGCTGGGGCACCCCGTATCGGGGCAGGCTCCTGATCCACGCGGGCCTCAAGATCGACGCCTCGGGCTTCGAGCTAATGGAGGAGTTGGGCGTCACCCTCGACGGGCCGCTGCTGCGTGGCGCGATCCTCGGGTCGGTGGACCTCGTCGAGATCCGCCAGGACAGCACCTCGCCGTGGGCCCGCCCTGGGGTGAATCACTGGCTGGTCACCAACGCACGACCGGCCGTCACCCCGATGGCCGCTGATGGCGCGCTTGGGCTACGGCCAGCTCCGGCCGGGTGGACGAAGGCGTTCGCCGCTTAGCGCGGCGCCACGTACTCGAACGACACGACGCCGAGGCGGCGCGGGTCAAGCGTCTGCGCGTGCATCCACTGGTGCTTGGACCGGGTGCCGAGCTTCTTCTGGCCCTGGATCATCCGCCACCGCGGCGACGCGCTTCGGTAGGCGATCAGCGCCGGATGTGACGACACCGACCGGTAGCGGAACCCCTGCTCGTACAGCCGCTGCCCCATCCACTCGGAGAAGCGGACGCCAACGCCGAGCCCCTGATAGTCCGGCAAGACCACCAATCGGTGCTCCATCTTGAGGTTCCGCGTCGCGGGGTGCTGGAAGTGGCGGTAGGCCAGGAACGCGACCGGCTCGCCGTCGATGAACCCAGCGAACTTCTTGCTGGAGCGGTGCAGCTCCGTGCTCAGATAGTGATGACGTGCGAAGACGGGCCAGAGCTGTCCATCGACCGGCCGGATTTCGAGCTGGAGCGCGGGCCGGGGTTGAACCGACCTCCACTCGAACGAGCTCGTCGAGACATCCAGCACCCAATCCGGCTGCAGCCACTCCAGCACGTCGTAATGGCAGGTCACCGCGACAAACTGACGGCCGCTGCGCCGCACGGTCTTCTGGATGGTGTGGCTGGCGACCCGCGCGACCTGCCGGTCAACGACCGACGTGAACTCGTCGATGACGACCAGGTCCCCGGACTCGGCCAGGGCCCGCGCGATCGTCGCCCGGAACGCCTCCCCGTTGGACAGGGTCCGGAACGGCCGAAGCCACGCCGGCGGCGACGAGAGGCCGACCGCGCCGAGGAGCGCCACGATGTCCTTGATGGACATGTCGGCCGGGAAGTCGTCCACCAGCGACCGGTCATCGGACCAGGTGTGCGGGCTGGCGATGTGGTCGGGCCACAGGTGCCGCGCGATGCTGGTCTTCCCAGCTCCCGAGGGGCCGACGATCAGGCCGACGCTCCACAGCCGTTCCTCGATTGGAAGGTCCATCGCCCAGGAGTTGCTCAGCCGCTCCTCCACAGGCACATCGAACAGGCCCTGGAGCTGCAGCACTCGGGCGGTCTTGTGAACCGGTGCCGATACAGTGATCTCGGCTCGCACAGCACGACCTTCCAAGGGGTAGCGGGCGGCGGGGGTTACATCAGGGCGCGGACGTTCCAGCCCTGACCGGCGAGCTGGTTGAGGAGTTGCACCTGCTGTGCTTCGCTGTCGCAGGTGACCACCACGCCCCAGACAACGGGCCGCGTGTGGGTCTCGGCGTCGCCCAGTTCCGGCAGTTCCTCCTCGTCGTCGGTACCAGCCTGGTCGGCCCGGCCACCGCTCAGGGACGGAGCACGTTCGGGGGTGAGGGCTACCGCGTTGTCTGCGGCGATGGCTTCGGCCAGGGCGTCAAGGTCCTGCTCCGTCCAACCGGTACCGTCGAGGTCGTCGAGGCTGCTCAGCAGCTCGGCAAGGGCCTGGTCGTCGTAGCCACCGATCTCTGCCGTGCGGTTGTCCGCGAGGAGAATACGCAGCGCGGCGGCGTCGTCCACGTCGAGGATCAGGGCGGGTACCTGGCGCAGGCCCTTGGCTTTCGCACCGCGCCAACGGTGCTCACCAGCAATAATGCGCATCCGCGACTTCTGGACCAGGACCGTTCCGTAGAAACCGTTCTTTTCGATCGATTTGGCGATAGCATCTACGTCGCCTTTACGTGGGTTATCCGGATGCGGCTCCAAGTCACCGACCGCGATCATGGCGTAAACCTGAGTAACAGTCGGCAAAATCCACCTCACATCTGTTTCACGGCCTGGCGCTACTGCTATCGTCTTCGATATAGGGTCTACAGACCCTCGGGAGGAATTTCGCTGTGATCAGCCCGACACCGCCGATTCGTCTTACTTTGACCACCCGCCTCGTCCTTGACCTGCTAATAGACTCTGACCCTCAAGACCCCCCTTGGGGGTACCGCATCTGCGAACAGGCAGAAATCGGCCCAGGTACGGTATATCCGATCTTGGAGCGACTCGAAGAAGCGGGGTGGATCACCGGCATGTGGGAGGAAACCGAACCAGCAAACAGACCACGCCGACGCCTATATACGATCTCCAGCAAGGGGCGGCGAGAGTACAGCGCCGCCCTTGCCCGCAAGCAGAGTCGTGGATGGCTGTCCCCCCGGTTACGTTCGGCCAGAAACACTTAACGAGGAATAGTGGCCCAAGAAAGTTCACATAACCGACGAAGGCGCCGCCAATCGGCAATAGCCGTCGTCTCCACCGCAGGAGGCGTGATCCTCCTTGGAACGTCCGTAGCCATGATGACAATGGACGTTGCGGACTTTATATACCCCATAGCAATACTCATGGCCATAGTCGGACTAACCACCAGCCTTCTAGGAGTCGCTGCAGCCATAGAGGCCCGAAACATGCCCTGGGAGCAGGAAACCCATCCAGAAAGGGCCATAGAACGCAAGAAGAGGACAAACCTTCGGCCCATGATGCTGGAGTGGATCACCTTCGACCTTCTGCTCCTCGCAACCAAGTTGAGCGGCCCAAAGCGCTCCTTTCGCCGATCCGAGTGGGATGCCGATCTCCATGACGCCCGCACCAAGATCGGCTATGCCCTCAACCTTGTGAAAGCGGCAATCACATTCCGTGCTATGGATATCAGCAGACTGCTGTGGCACCTCGCCTGCTGGATCCTCGCCAGCGAGACAAGAACCTGGGTTCCCATCACCGCCCTCCTCTTGTGGTGCGGATTCGCGGTCAGGGAAACGGCAGGGTTGGCTGGCGCGATCCTGGCGGTGGTCGGCGCCGCCGGAGCCAGCAACGGTTTGATCAACACCTTGCGGACACGGTGGGGCGTAAAGGTCGGACGCAAGAAGGACCCCAACCACAACTAGACAAGCGCGCCCAAGCGCTCACGCGGGCCGACCTACTTTCTCCCTCTGGGTCGGCCCACTCTCTGGATCGATAGCCTTCATCTCTTATCTGTAGTAGGTAAGATAACGACATGGCAGGTCTCCAACGCATCACCCAGCCGACCCTGGACGTGCTGGAAGTGCTGCTACGCGCCCACAAGGAAGGTGAAAAGATCCACGGCTGGGTGATTATGAAGGAGACGAAGCGCTCCGGCCCGACCGTGTACAACGCCCTCGATCGCCTCGAAGACGCCGGCTGGATAACTGGCGAGTGGGAAGAACTCGAACCGGACGCCAACCGGCCACGCCGACGGTTCTACCAGCTCACTGGCGAAGGAGCGCCAGCAGCTCACGCACTACTCATGGAACGCCGCCCAACGGCCCTCAAGTCCAAGCCCGCCTTCGGATTCACCCAGCTTGGTCGCATGCACACCGCGCTATTCGGCGGCAGCCGTTGAACACGACCGAGGTCATCGTCAGCATTGCCGCAGGGCTGGCCATCAACGAATTCTGCGACATCTCCCCCTGGGCAGCGCGGAAAGTCGTCATCTGGTCAGCCCGGGTGCGGTACGGAAAGTCCCAGCGAGCAGACATTCGCGCCGAAGAACTTGCTGCCGTCATCGACAGCAGGCCAGGGAAACTGTTCAAGCTACTTACCGCGCTAGCGTTCGCATCCGGAGCCACATCGGCGAGAGCCCACCAGACCCTTCTCCTGCTTCAGCTCTACCTCAACACGATCAACGGATCGAGGACGAGACACCGGATCGTGCAAATCACCCTGGCCCAATCGGAGGCCACTCTCATCGATGAGGTGGCACCTGACTCCGTGATGGAGGAGCAACTACAAGTAGTCCTCACCACCAAAACGCTCTCCCACGGAGTAGACCTCAAACACCTTGAGGCTGTCCATCTACCTTCCGCCCCGATGAACAACATGCTGCAACTGCCCGGTCGCGTAAATCGACTTTTCAACGGCTAACCCAGGTCTACGGTAGAGCCCAGTGACTGGGCTCACGCGTTTTGTCGGCATGTCGATGACCAGCGCAAACGTCTCAGATCGGCGCTAACAAGATCGTCTCTACGGTTCATCCAATGAGGTTCCCGAGGTCGCGATCACCCGTCAGCGTTGCCCTGAGACGCGCGAATCCTGCGTGATCAGCGTTCCAAAAGTCCCAAAATACGAAGTATGCGAAGATTCGCATAGGCTCACCAGACCCGCACCAGCCGGAACTGCTCCACGTCGTCGGCGTGCCCCACCGCGTACCGGCAGCCGCCGCACACCGCTCGGTCGGTCCACGTGCCCAGGTTGACCGCGCCGCAGTGATGCAGCCACGCCGACTTGTCCAGCGCGCTCTTTCTCGACCTGGGCACGTGATCCTCCTACTCCAGCAGCGACGCCACCACCTGAGAGGCGTCCTTCTCCAGCCGATCCCGGCTGTGCAAGTAGATCTCCGTCGTGGACACGTCGGCGTGGTTGAGGTCGAGCTGGATCTGCCGCATCGCGACGCCGGCCTCCTGCGCCAGCGACGCGTAGGTGTGCCGCAAGGAGTGCGGCCCCACCTTGGACGTGATGCCCGCCTGCTTGGCGATGCGCCGCACCAGCTCGAACGCCTTTGACCTGTCCCACGGCTGGCCGGTCAAGGTCGCGAACAGCGGGCCGGTCAGGTCCTGCAGCTCAACCCCTTCGCGGCGCGCCCGCTCAGCGAGGTAGTCGTCCAACGCGTGCGTCGTCTCCACCGGCAGCCGCCGGGTGATGGTGTCGCCGCCCTTGACCGTGATGCGCAGCGTCCGGTACCCGCGGGCGTACCCGAGGTCGTCGATCTGCGCGTTCACCGCCTCGGAGATGCGGATGCCGGTCTGCAGCAGCAACCGGAGCAACGCCGCCGTGCGCAGCCGTTCCTGGCCGTGGTCGGCATCGGCCGCCCGGAGGAGGTCCTGCGCCTCCCCCTTGGTGAGCGCGACCGTCTCGGAGTGCTTGCGCGGGATCCTCGGCCGCCGCGTCTTCTTGAACCGGTTGGCGTCGAGGGCTTCGGTCTCGTGCAGGTACTCGTACCAGGACGACACCGACGACAGTACCTGCGCGACCGTCTTCGGCTTCGGTGGCCGGCGGGCCGTCTCCTGGAACCAGCGGGAGAACACGTCGCCGTGCGGCTTGCGGGCCTCCAGCGGGTCGAGGCCGGTCTCCGCGCAGAACTCGAACCATCGCCGGATGTTTCGTTCGTATGCCTCGCGCGTGTGCGGAGAGTCGTACGACCACAGCCACGCCCGGGTCAGGTCGAGGACGATCGGCGGGAGGTCGAGGGGGAGCGCGAGGTCGCCGCGCGGCGCCTTGACCAGCTCGCCCGTCATCGGTCCGCCTCGGCGTCCTCGTGCTCCTGGTCGTCGCGGACGGTGGTCGCCTCGTCGGCGAAGACGCCGTTTGCGGGTTCGACGATCACCGTCAAGCTTGATCGGGTCGGCACGGACCGACCTTGCGGCCAGGTAGCCGAGCCGTACTGCGGCAACTCCCACTGGCGTGCCACCACCCGGTAGCTGCCTCCGTCTTCCAGTCCGCCCACGATGTCGCCCACCTTCGGTGGACAGGCCGTGGGGTAGCCGGGCGCTCCGGAGGGAGTGAACACGTTGAGGGCCTCGTAGTTGGCGGTGCCATCGCCGAGGGGGACGCGGAGGTAGAAGATGCAGTGAATGAGGGGAGCGGCCGGGTGGAGCCGGTCGCTGCTGGGGTTGCTCATGAGAGCACCTTTCACGAGAGATGTGGATCACTCGTGACGGTAGCACACGCAGGGGAACATAACTTGGATTATGTTCCCCTGTAAAGGATCTTGATCGTTCACGATTTCGATTCGATCACTCAGCTAGTGATCTTTACCTGCCAACGCTCAAATAGCTCTGTGACCGACGAGCCGACCCAGAAGACGCCCGACTCGCCCGAGGCCGGGCCCGCGCCACCGACCGCGTGGCAGCGCTTTCTCCGATCCCCGTGGCCAGGCCGCCTGGCGGGCTTCGTGTCCCTTGGCTGGCTCATTGCGAGGACATTCGAGGCCGGCATTGCTGAGTGGCCGTCCTGGCTACTCATAGCGCTCGGTGCAAGCACACTCGGCTTTCTCCTCGTTGCCCTCTACGCGACCAGAGATCCGAATCAACCCTCGCCCACCATCGACCCCAGCGAACGACTTCGACAACGCATCAATGCCGTCAACCGTGCCGTCCAACAAGCCAACGTCGCATTCATCGAGGCAGGAAAGCTCACAGACGAGCTACGACGCGAAGTAGCCGTGCAACAGACCGCCCATCAACAGCTCACCGAAGAAGCCGAGCGGCAACGCACCCTCATCGCCATGGACCGTGAAGAAGCTGAGGCAGTGCAAGCCCTTATCCTCGGCAACACCGAGGCCGACAAACGTCGCCAGCGCCGGCGAGAGTGGATGTTCTTCCTGGCTGGTCTACTCTTCGCCGTACCCCTCAACATCCTGTCGGAGCTCATCGGCCCGAAGTAGGGGTTCTTCGGCTTTTACCCGCCGCAGTCACGGTCGCAGCGGCCAGCCTCTGGTTACCGCCCCGCGGCCGCAGCGGCGCCCCCGCCTCCTCCAACAGCCGATGCACGAACCCGTAGCTCCGCCCGGTCGAGATCGACAGCAACCGGATCGACTCCCCAGCCAGGTATCGGCGCTTCAGCTCCGCCTTCAGCTCCTCGCGCTCGGCGCCGGACACCCGCTGATACTTCCGAACCATCACAGCCACCCCTGTCTGTCTCGTTACGCTGCCGCCGCCAGCCGATCCCGCAACGCATCCCGGCCCTCCGGCGACTCGGGCACTTCGTCGCCCCGCCAGATACAGCCCTCGATCGTCGCCAAGTCGGCGAAGTCGTATACAACCTCACGGCCGGCCCGGCCCAGCACCCGCACGCCGTACCGGCGCGCCCACTGCCGGATCGTCACCGGCTCCCGGCCCAGCCGAACAGCAGCTAACTTCGCCGTCGCAGGGGACATCAACACCCCCTGAACAGCGGAAAGCCCCCGAACCATGATCGATCCGAGGGCACACGTCTCTCCGTCGCCCGGAAGTGTTACACACCTCACCCGCCAGACGCAAGCTAACAGCGGCACCGCAATTAACGAGGTGCTTCCTTCTCCACCCTCGCCAACGCCTCCCGCTCCGAAACGTGCGCACCACACGCGGCACACACGTAGAAGCCCGCCTTCACGTCCCAGTTGAACCGCCGCTCACCACACCGGCACCGCGCTGGCGTCCACACCGGCGGCTCATCCCCCGCCAGCCGTTCAAGCACCGTCCGCCACGACAAGACGAAGTCCACCAGGCCCACCAGGTCCTCCCGCACCAGAACGCTCTCCAGCCGGCCCGACTCCGACAGCCAGCCCACCGCCCGCGACCGAGCAACCGCCGACCTCGCGCCCCCCAGACGCGGCCCCGCCCCCAGCCACTCCCGCGCCCGATCCTCGAAGTCCAGCAGCCCGCCCGTCAGCTTCTCCAGCAGTTCCCCCACCGGCGACACCCCAGGCTTCGGCCTCGACCCCGACACCCTCGACCACTTCGACGGCGGCCGGAACCCATCCGCCTCCCGAGCGAGCTGCGCAGCGAACGCGTCCACCTCCAGCAACGCTGCCCGCACCGACGCCGTACACCGACCGCACACCAGCGGCTCCCCCGCCCGCCACCGAACCTCCGGAACCTCCGGCTCCACAGGCGGCTCCCCCACCTCGCCGTTCTTCACCCACGCGTCCACCAGGTCCGCATGCTCATCGCGAGCCCGCTCGAAAGCAGCCCACGCCCGCCGCGACCTCGCGTTACACGGACCCGCGCACGCGCCCGACACCACCGACACCCCAGAAGCAAGACCAGACACGGCACCCCCTGACCCGAGACGAAACGCCCACAAGGCTACAAGATCAAATTCTTTTCGCAGGCATCAAGCCGAATGCAGCCCTGGCCGGCCCCGAAATGGGTACCCCCGGGGGCACGCGGAAGCGCCGAACCGCGCGATGCGGTCCGGCGCTTCGGTGTCGCGCGCTACACGCGAGCCTTCGTCCGTTCGGCCAGCTTGCGCGCGCTTGCCAGATCACGCGCGACCCAAGCCCACTCGCGGCGTTGGGTGTGCTGGCGTAGCGCCTGCAACAGGTAGAGCGCTGCGGCGAGATACTGTCCGGCTTCCGTGGCGCTGTCCTGCGTGGCTCGGTTCTCGGCTGTGATCAGCTCCGCAGATGACCACGTGACGCGCACGATGCCGGTAGAGCTGCGATCCGTGGTAACCGCCATGTTGACGCCGTACTTGGCCATGACCGCCACGCACAGCGCAACCGTGTCCTTGGCCATGTTCAGCCCTTCGCGCTGCTGTGCCTCACGGCTGCTGATCTGCACGGATGCCAGGCTCGCCGCGAACGGAGCAACTCCCCTGCCCTGGAGTACGTAGGTGCTCCACGGAGTGCGGCGCGACACTCCGATCACGGTCCATGTCTTGCCCCGGTACTCTTCGCGCTTGCCGTTGTAGGTCACCGGAGTGCCGGGCGGGAGGTAGGCGACCAGGGCGTCACGGGCCTCTTTGGCGATCTTGGCTGCTCCGCGCTGCAACATGCCGCCCAGCTCGCACGGGATCGGCTGTTCGGTGCACTTGCGACACGTGCCCTTGTGCGCGTCGAGCGTATTGCGCGCGGCGAGTGCGTGGTCTCGGGCGAGTGTGGCTTGTTCACGGCTGATCATTCTGGGGCCTCCTGTGGCGTTCGTGATGTTGGTTGGTGGGCTGGGCGGGCGCGCCCGTGGTGGCGACACGGGCGCGCCCGGTGCTGCTAGGTGTCGGCGCTCTCAGCGGCCTTGACCTCGGAGTCAGCCTTTAGAAGCGCAATGGTCGCCTTGACCTGGTCGAACGACAGGCCACGGTCTTCCATGACTTCGGCGTAGGTCTCTTCGTTGTGCGGGGCCTTGAACTTCTCGGCGAACTTCCACACGAGGCGGACGGCGGCCGTGTCGGCGGCGGTCTTCGCGGCGGCCTTCTTCCGGGCCTCGATTTCCTTGCGGTACTCGGCCATCTCAGGGAGCTCAGACAGGAAGTTCTGGACCTTGGTGGCGCTGGTACCGGGGACCTTGCCCAGCTCGGTGAGAGTCGCCTGACCGAACCCGACTTCAGCGGCTGCGTGCATGCCGATCAGGGCATAGGTGGTGAACTTGACCGCGCTCTTGCCGGTGCCGCGCGTGGCGATGCACTCGGCAGGAAGGTCCTTCAGCTCATCCCCGGTCATGATCCGGTCAGCCACGCTGCCCTCAGCGCTGGCGGCGGCCAGTTCGTCAAGGCGGCCGGTAGCGGCCAGACCGATCACGGCGAAGCCGGTCGGGCGGGAAATGCCCTGCCGGGAGAACGTGGCCTTGTGGGCGATGGTCACGCGCTCGATGGCGTCGTAGATCTCGGCGGGGTTGGTGCTGATCTTCATTGGTGGTGCCTTTCGTGGTGTTGGGTGCCCGCCCGGACGGGTCCGGGCGGGCGGGTTGGTTAGAGCTGCGGTGTGTTGTCGATTGCGCTACCGCTGTTAACGGATTGACCTGCGGATCCGCTGGCCTGGTCGCGTCTGCGGCGTCGCCATCTGATCAGCAGTCCGAGCGCTACGGCTCCGACTGCCAGTAGGGCGGCGGCCCATGCGGCCCACACGGTCACGGGGTCGCCGGTGGCCGCGTTCGCCGCGTCGATCTTGCCGGGCTCCGCCGTGTCGGCCGTACCGGGGTCGCCCTGGTCGCCCTTGGGTCCGGGCGATCCGGGCTTGCCGGACGGTCCGGCGGTTCCGTCGCGTCCGGCGGGCCCTGCGGCTCCGGCCGGTCCGGGTTCGCCGGTACCGGGCGGGCCGGTCGGTCCGGTGCTGCCGGTGGGTCCGGGGTCGCCCTGCGGTCCGGTGGGTCCGGGGTCGCCCTTGGGGCCGGTGTCGCCCTGGTCGCCCTGCGGTCCGGCGTCGCCCTTGTCGCCCTTGGGTCCGGGGACCGGTACGGCGGTGACGGTTGCCGTAGGTCCGGGGTCGCCCTGCGGTCCAGGCGGGCCGGTGACCCCGGGGTCGCCCTGGTCTCCCTTCGGTCCGACCGGTCCAGGGTCGCCTTGCGGGCCCTGCGGTCCGGGAGGTCCGGGCGGACCGCTGACGGTGACGGTCGCCGTTGGTTCGTCCGCTACCAGCGTTGCCGTGGTCACATCCCCTCCTGCCTGCGTGTTCGCTACCAGGAACGCGAGCGCCGCTACTGCGGTGAGCCACGCGAGCCGTTCGCTTGTTCGTATCTGCACATGACAAACAGTAGGGCGGTAATGACTTTGAAGAGGGTGATTTCTGGTAACAGTTTTTCGGCGAATTTATAACGCTTAGATCACAAAAAGGGCCGGCCTGGAGGCAAATCAAACACGCGTTCGAGTGATCGTCATTACGGCTGATCGTCTGCATTGGCACAGAACTGCCCGGTTCGCCGACCGGCGACGCGTTGCCCACCCCCGGCTCGCATCTCGCGATCTTGATATCGCTAGAACGCTCTCAGATCCGCGCAGAGCGCTTCACTTCTTTTGAGGTTCTCCCTGTACCGACCGCGCGGTGATCGTCTCTCAGCATCGCTCTCAGAGACGCGCAAGACGTGTCTCCTCTAACTGGATGCGTCGATCGCGTCACGAAGCGTCTCCCGAGGCATGCGAAAACCCATCAGCGACGAGGAGGTGGCTCAGCCTCGTTCTGATGGGTTTCCGGCGCGTTTTGGCCGCTCTTGGGCCTGTTTTCGCATGAGTCCGGCAGTCCGCCTTGTGGGCGAGTTCTGCGTTTGTGCTGGTAGACGGCTTACGGGGTGTCGCGCTATCCGCCAACCGGCGAGTCACGCGTCGGGCATGGCCTTGGCGTCGGCCGCGCATCCGATGCAGGGCAGCGACGACCAGTGCAGGTCACACCGGCCGGCGGTGCTCGTGGTGCGCGCTGCCTTCGCCTGCCCCTGGGCCTCCTGATCGCGTGTCGTCTCCCGCCAGGTGCGCAGGTCCGCTGCGGGGATGCCTGCGACGTAGACGTGCAGGGCCTTACGGACGCGGTTCTCGCGGGCGATGACCTGGGCGATATGTTCGGCCTCGTCGAGCGGTACTCCGATGCGTTTGGTGATGACCTGGGCGGCGCGGCTGGCCGCCGGGGTGTTCTTCTTCTCCCCCTTACTGATCTTGTCGTCTTCTGGGTGGTGGTCGGCGGGTGGCCGACTCGGTTCCTCCTCGGCCCCGTACGGAGAAGAGGATTGAAGTTGAGGAGTGGAGAGAGGATTGGGGGGAAGTCCAGACTTCCCCCTTTTGACCCCAAACTTCCCCTTTTGCGGTCCAGACTTCCCCCTTTCCGTCTCCGAAACGGGGAAGCCTGGACTTCTCCCTTTTCCACCGGTCTCCCGGTCGTCCACAGCGTTGTCCACAGGGGAAAGGGGGAAGTCTGGGCTTCCCCCTTTCGAGTCGCCCGTGGCCCCGTCCGGCCTCGCTTCGAGCTCCAGATCGAGCGGGCGCGGCGGCTCCCCCGGCAGGTATCCGGGCATCGGCGGGATGTAGAACACGGTCGCCTTCCGGCGGCCACCCCCCGATTCGACGACGACGAGCAGCCCGGCCTCGACCAGCCGCTCCCGCATCGCCTTGACCGACCGCACGTCGATCCTCGCCCAGTGCGCGATCTCCTCACGGGTCAGCCAGCCGGTGCGAGTCGCGTCGTTGATCCTGCGAGCGATGGCGATCAACGCGAGCAGGTCCCTCGGAGGCGTGCTCTTGGGCGCGTTGATCGCCACCTCGTCGGCCAACTTGTAACCCATCAGGCCCCTTACGTGCTGGTGTTCCAAGGGAGCCACCGAGGGAAGAGGCGTCTCGCAACAATAGCGGTACCGCAATTAGCGGTCATCCGGCTCCTGATGGCCGTCCAGTCACGTCGTAGCTCCGCCGCCGGCCAGGGTCGGAGAGGAGGTGGTATGCCTCCAATCTCGATCACGCGGTGCCTCCGTTGTACCGGGCGAACACGGCGTTGATGGCGTCCAGCTCCATCTTCGCCTGGTCGCGGTCGGCTTTTACCTCGTCCAGTTCGACGAGGAGATCGGCGTGGGCAGCGCGGGCTTCGTCGCGTTCGGCGCGAGCCTCGTCGCGCTCGCGGATCGCCTTGTCCCGCTCGGCTTCGGTCTGCTGGATGGCCTGCTCGAACCCGAGGAGCGCCCGCAGTGCGGGACCCGCGGTGGCCGACGGCGCGGCGTCGGTCGGGGCCGGGGCGGAGGCGGGTGTCTTCTTCGTGGAGGACTTCGTGGCGGCTGCGACGGTCCTGGGATCGGGCTTCGGGGTGGTCTTGGTGATGGTGAGTCCGCCGTCGTTCCACTCCAGTGCGATCCACCAGACGGGCGGGTTGGCGCGGGGTCGGTGGCAGCGGGTGTGCTCGGTCCGGTTGAGGTACTGGCGGACGTCCTGCTCGTGCGCGGTGTCCCAGTCGGGGCAGGCGGCCTTGATGATCTGTGCGAGGGCACCTTGCCACTGCACGCCGACGACTCCGCCGTTGGTTAGCGGCTTGTCTCCCTGGTCGCGGGCGGCGTCGCGGAGTAGTCCCCAGAGCGCTTCGGCGTCGGCGAAGATGTCGCGGGGCTTGCTCTGGATGACGGTTGCGGTGTCGCCGATCTTCGGCACGGGGGTGGCTCCTTCGGTGGTGGCGGTGGTGTTCTTGGTGAGGTAGGCGATGACCTCGGCGTCGCGGGCGTGCAGCATGTCCGCGTACGACTTGGACTCGACAGGGCCGGGGGTGTGGAGGAGCCCTCCTGACACGTACGGCTTGATGCCGTTCGCGAGGGCTGCGCCGACGAGTTCGTCAACGCTCCACCAGGTGTCACGGGGCATGGTGTTGGCTTTCTCGGTGGCGGGGTGGTCGGTGGCGGCGACCATGGGTGAGGGTTTCGTGGGGTGGTCGTTCATCAGGGATCGGATCTTGGTCTTGTAGTTGTCGAGGCCGCGACCCATGGCCTGGAGGGGGATCTCGCCGGTGCGGCCGTTCTCCGGGTTGGTGACCAGGAACTTGCCGTTGGCGAGCTGCATCGTGAAGCCGAGGCGTTTCGTCTCGGCCTCGACGAGCTTCTTGACGTCGGACTTGCCGGTCATATGGCGGGCTCCTTCCTGATGCGCAGACCCATGTAGTCGGCGTACGCAGCGGTCCCGGCCGCGCCTCGGCTGGCGGGGTGCAGGTGGGCCAGGACCTCGAAGGTGCCCCCGCGGCCGACCGCGAGGCCGAGCATGAACCCGTTCCGGTACGGTCCGGCCGACCTGGCCAGCTCGCGGATGTGCCACGGCGCTGGGTGCGTCTCGACGGTCACGCCCGGCGTGTGGTTGGCCCACTCGTACGTCCAGCGGTCACCGCCGGACGGTTCGTCGGTGTCCGGGTTGTAGCCGACGATCACGTGGAGGCGCCCGCGCGCTCGCGCCAGCGCGTTCTCGAGGTCGGCGCGGACCTGGTGACGGGCGGCGCCCCGCCACCCGGTGTAGACCAGGGTGGCGGGGCGCGGGTTGACGAGGGCTTCGAGCTGGTTCCGGAAGTGCTGCCGGATGTGGTCGGCGGCCTCGGGCGGGATGAGCTGGTCGTCGAGGCTGCGGTTGAGCATGATGAGCAGGACGGCCCGTTCGCTCGGGGTGAGGTGGTCGAGCATCAGCCGTCCCTGTGGGTGCAGGTGGCAACGGTGATGTTCTGGATGACCTCGATGACCGCAGGTTTGAGCTCGCCGACCTCGTAGACCGGCCTGCCCAGCTCGTCGCGGACGAGGCGGCCTTGCTCGTCCTGGACGAGAGTGCTGTCCGCTCGGCCGAAGTTGCGGGAGCCCAGCCCAGTCAGCTGGACCTTAACCTTGGTGACGACGCGGCCGTCCGACTTGGCGGCTTCGGCCTGGTGCGTGGGGTTGGCCGGATCGAACCGGACCCACCGCCACTTGCCGTACTCGTACACGGCGTCCCAGATGTCGATGACGACGCCTTCCTGGATCTCGCACGACCGGTCGGACATGCGCGGGTAGAAGACGGTGGTGCCGATCGTGTACGGGTTGCCCCGCCAGTCGGTCAGCGTCATCGGCTGCTGCTCGGTCATCGGCTTTCCCCCTTGTGGGTGCAGGTGTCGGCGGTCTCTCCGTGGAGGGCGAGGTGATCGGCGCAGGGCCAGGTGGGGCAGTCGTCGTTGGCGCAGACGGTGATCGGCCGGGGCGCGCACATCGGGCACATCGTCAGGAGCGACTGCACCCACTGCTTGTCGTGGTCGCCGCAGAAGGCCCAGGTCTCGGTTGTGGTGGGCTGGTGGCGGGCGTCGATGCGGTCGAACGCGGCCCGCAGGTCCGTGGCCTTCCGGCCGCCGTGCAGTAGCTCGTCGAGCGCCGCCGTCCAGGTGGTGAAGCGGACGGCGCGGTCGTCGAGGTACGCCGTCGCCGGGAGCTTCCGGTTTGTGACGAGCAGGCGGCCGCGCTCGTTCCAGAACTTCATGGGCGCGTGGATGGTGCCTTCGATGCACGCCTCGAAGTCGTGCTCGGCCAGCCACTCGGCTGTCTGTCGGGGGCTGCGGCTGGTGTGGATGAACACCGGGTGCTTCTCCATGAGGGCCCGCAGTCCTGCGAGGGCGCCGGGCATCGGCTCGTCGTAGGCCGTGCCGTCGTACCAACCGCGGCTGTAGGCGTGGATCACGCCGTCAAAGTCCACTCCGATGGCCATCTGCTAGTCGTTCCTTTCGGTGGTGGGCCAGTTCACGGCCTCGTCGATGATCACGAGAGAGGCGCGCTGGCCCTGCAGGGTCCGGCGCGCCTTCATGCGCTGCTTGATCTGGTCTTGGGTCGGTGGGGTCCAGCCGTGCCAGCCGGCTGCGCGAGACCACCGCTGGCAGTGGTTGCGCTGCGCAAGGCCGCACCAGCGGCAGCCGGACGGCTGCGCGACCACCCGCTCAGTCACCGCCACGGCGCACCCGCCGCCGCTCCCGCCGCGACATGTACAGCTGAATGCCGTACGCGCCGCCCCGGCGGTGCGCGATCCATTCGGCTTCGGCGTAGCCGCCGGCCTCGACGCCGACCGTGCGGACGGTCTCGACGAACTCCGTCATCGACATGGGGAACATGCGGCTCTCGTCGTCGAGCCACACGACGTAGCCAGCGGCGCGTCCGCGGGCGAACTGGCCGAGTTGGAGTCGCGCGGTGAACGGCTCCGGAGCGCACCATGTGATCTCCCCTTCCGGGGTCCATGCGGCGCGCAGGAGGTTGCCGAACTCGTCGAACGGCACCAGGCCGATCTCGTCAAGGTCATCGGCCATCACTGGCCCCCTTGCCGAGCTGGGCCAGGGCGGCGCGGGCGAGTTCCACGCCGCGCAGCCCGGTCGGTGCAGGAGGCGGGGGTGGCGGCGCTGGCGGGGTGTGCGTCCAGCCGTTGGCGTTGAGCCAGATCATGAACTCGAACGCGAAGTCCGTTGTGCTGTCCCGCTCCTCGGGATCGGTGCGGTCGCGGGCAAAGACGCGCTGCGCGAGCGCCTCCATTGCCTTCTCAGTGGCCTTGGTCATCATGGGGTTCTCCTTTCTCGTGCTGCTTTGCGCTGCAGGCGGCGCCGGTAGGCCCTGCGCTCGTCCTCGTCGAGGCCTCCGGCGACGCCGTATTGCGCTGCGCTGGCTTGCAGGTGGAAGTCCAGGCATTCGATCTGGACGGGGCAGACGCGGCAGATCTGCTTGGCCCGCTCGATGCGGGCCTCTTTCTGCTTGGGGGTCTCGCGGGGTTCGCCTTCGCCTGGGCCGAAGAACAGGACCAGGTCCTGTCCCCGGCAGGCGGCGCGGTTCCGCCATCCCTTGCGGGCGGGCATCACCGCCTCCGCTCGGTCAGTCCCATTTCGCGGGCGGCGGCGCTGTACCGTTCGGCCTGGCGCAGCGACATCCGCATCTCGACGGCGACCTGCTGCAGCGTCTTGCCGTCCTTGATCAGTTCTGCGGCGCGCTGAGCCTTTGCGAGGCTCCTCGGTGTGGCGGGCGTCCAGGCCGGCCCGGTCTCGGGCCGGATGACGCGGTATCCCGCGTTGCCGAGCGCGTCGAGGATGTCGTCGGCGCTCGGTGCGGTGGTCGTGAGGACGTCGGTGATGACCTCGGTCGCTGTGCTGCTCATCGGCGTTTCTCCTGCTTGCCCGCTTGATTGCGGTAGCGCTGTTTGCTCATGCGGACTCGCGCAGCTTGCCGAGGTTCATGTTCGCCCGGTGCAGGACGCGCTCCAGTGCCTCCCAGGTGGTGCCGAGCCGTTCGGCGAGTCGTTCCCCGTCAATCTCCTGCGTGTGCGGGTTGATGGGCGGGTCGGTGGCGAGGATGAATCGGGCGTCTTCCAGGAGCGCCTTGCTGTTCCGTACCAGCCGCAGTCCTTCCAAGGTTCCTCGCTTGTCGAGCCGCTCCAGGTGGTTCTCGCACAGCAACCGCTCGTCTTTCGCCCCATTGATGCACGTCGTGGTGGCGGAGCAGCGAACCACCTCCCACGGCTTCGCGTCGGGCTCATCGATGACGTCTGCCCACGCTTCCAATGGGAGCCACTGCTGGGCGGCCGCGTGGGAGCGGGCGTAGCCGACCGAGCGTGACGGCAGGTGTTCCTTGGGGTCGAGGGTGGCCAGTTCGTCGGCTGCGTTTCGGATGCGTCGCGCGATGCTGACGCTGGTGGTAGCTCGTACGCGCGCCCGGATCGCCTGCAGGTGCGTCTCGTCTACCTCCGTACGGCCGGCGATTTCGCTCAGCGGCCAACCCGCCGCAGCAAGCGCCCGCAGCCGGCGCGCAGAGCCGATCGCATTGATCCGGTTGTGGTCGGGCAGGTCGTCCACGACGAACGCGAGGATCGCGTCGGACACCCGAGCGCTGATCTTCGTGGGTGGCTTCAGCCCGCGGCTGGGTGTCCCGTCCATGATGTGGAAGATGGTGGATTTCTGCAGTCCCACCACTTCGGCGATGGCTTGGTAGCTGACCAGCCAGATTCGGTTCATGTTCCGGACGTGAGCGCGGGCGTCGTCTGCGTTCACCAGTCCGCGCCAAGTGCCTGCGCGCAGTTCACGGCTTCGTCTGCGCTGGTAACGACGCTGGGCCTCAGCCATCGTGCTGCGGGTCACAGGGTCACTTCCGGCCACGTCAGTTTGTCGAGCGCGGCGCGGTGCGTCTTCGGCATGTCCGCGAGGGGGTGCCCGAGGTGGTCAGCTCCCAGCGCGGCCAGCGTCGCAGCGTCGGCCTTGTTGTGGTCGCCGCCGGTGATGAACATCGGCAGGCGGCGAGCGATCGAATCGACGATCTCGCCCTTTTCGCCGCTGCCCTTGCCGAGCGCGTACGTCTTCAGGGTGGCCTGCGGCACCTCAACGATGGGCACCCCAGCGTCCGCGATGATGCCCATCGTCCGGTAGTACAGGTAGGAGCGCTCGCCGGCGCCGCCGCGGCCGCCGTCCTGGCGGCTGAAGACCAGCTTCTCGACCAGGACGAGATGGGCGTGCTCGGCCCTGGTGAGCACGATGATGCGGCTGGCCAGGTCGTTGAGCGTCTGGTACTTGGTGCGCAGCGGCATGTTGGTGATGCCGTCGCGTCCGACCTTCTCGCACCAGCCGAGGCCGTTGGCCATGCCGGTGGCGGTCAGGGAGAGGTCGAGGCCGACGACGTGGAAGGGGATCACGGTTGCCATTCCTTCGGGGTTCTGAGGACCTTGTGCAGGTCGTGGTCAAGGAAGAAGTCGGACCACATGACCGGGTCCTTGGCGATCTGCTCGGCTGGCCGGGCGGCCCGGTGGTCGCGGTTGCTGCGGGAACGTCGCCGGTCAGCGCGGTGGGCGAGCAGGGATAGGACGACCACCCCGGCGGCGGCTAGCACGGTGAGCGCGCCGATCGCCGCCAGGACGTCTTTCACGCGGTGCCGCCCTCGCGAGCGTCGAGCTGGGCACGGAGCGCGGTCTTCTCCGCGGCGGTGGCGAGTAGGTCGCGCTCGGCCGACTCGGCCCGCTGCGCCACGGCGTTCAGCTCCTCGGCCAGCTTGTACGCCAGCTCGGACGCAGCTTCGTATTGGAAGCGCAAGGCGTTCATCTCGGTCTCGATGTCGCGGCGCATCATCTCGGCGCCGACGATCAGCCCGAGCATGATGCCGACGAACATGCAGACGACAGCGATGACGAGCGCCCACACCCCGCCGAAGATGATCAGTCCGCCGAAGAACGCGATGCTCACGCCGAACACGAAGTACGTCTGGTACGGCTCGATCTTCTCGACGGTGATCTTGAACTTGGTCTTCACTTCGCGGCCTCGCCCTCGATGCCGAGGATGTTGGGGTAGGACGAGGTGGCCGGGACACGCCAGCCGTTCACCTTGACGCGGTAGGTGTGGCCTTCCTTCAGCTCGCCGTACAGGGTGGAGCTGTCGAATTTGAGGGACAGCCAGGTGTCGGTGTTCTCGTACACGTCGCCGTCGCGGTCCCAGATGAGGTAGCGGCACGACTTGGAGCTGTCACAGACTCGCTCCTTGTTCTCAACGGTGATCGTCTCGACGCGGGCGGTCGACAGCTTGAACAAGCCGACTGCGAGGAAGATGAGCGCGCCGAGGACGAGGATGCCGCAGCCCCACAAGCCGGTGTTGTCGTTGTAGCGGTTCATCGGCCACCGCCCTGGAGGGCGGCGTCGATGCGCGCCTGCTGGTCGGCGGGGACGTGTGGCCGAGTCATCTCGGCGATGAGCCGGATCGCGGGACGGCCCGCGAAGCTCTCCCCCTCGGTCGGCTTGTCCCTGCGGAGCGCGTCCACGGTGAAGGGCGGGATCTCGACGCCGTGCTCTCGGAGCGCGGTGGCGAGGGATTCGACGTCGGGCAGCGCGCATGGGGTGTATCCGATCCAGAAGACCTCGACGTCCTCCTCGTCGATGGAGGCGGGAGGGTCGAACGCCGTGGCCCAGTAGGTGTTGAGGGGTGCGTCCCAACCGGCCGTGGTCACCCGCTTGTCGGGCGAGCCCGGGGCGTTGGGGATGGTGTAGCGGCTCATGATCTTCCTTAGTGGTCCGTGTCGGCGCGGGCTTGGAGGACCGCGACGCCGTCAGGGGTGTACTTGGCCAGCTCGTACGCGGCGGCGTAGTCGGGGAACCCGGCGGCGAGCTGGAGGCGGTTGGGGGCGTCAGCGACGTCGAATGTCTGGAGGAGCTTCTGCACGAAGGTGCTGCCGGGCCAGCCGCCGCGGCCGAGGTGGAAGAGGACGTGGGCGGCGATCTCGGGGGTGATGTGCGGGTTGCTGTGCATGCGGACTCCCGGGGCGGTGGTGCCGGTCACGATGCTGCGGTCAGGTGGTGGCGTTCTCGCGGGCGTACTGGTCGTTGTCGAGCTTCTGCAGCGCGGCCGCGATGTCTCCGCGCCAGCCGACGACGGCGGCGGACAGCCGGTCAGCGATCTGGAGGGCCTCCAGCAGGGCAGCCCGGTCGTTCAGAGCGGCGGGGTAGCGGCGGCTGCCCATCGCGAGGACGGTCTCCTCGGCGGCCAGCCGATGCTCGATCGTGGCGGGGGTGACGTCGTCGTACTCGACGGTGATGGACTTCATGGGCACTCCTTGAGGGAGGCCAGTGCCCGCGGGCTGCGCGGGCACTGGACAGGGCGGTTAGAGGTAGTCGGGAGGAAGCGGGGCGTAGGGGTCTTCGACCTCGTCGCCGTGCCAGGCGTTGGCGAGACGGACCGCGAAGACCCAGGCGGCGTCGCTGGGAGTGCGGGCCAGCGGTGTGCCGATACGGGCCGCGTCGGCGACGCTCTTGTGCACGTCCCGGATCCGCTCCAGGCGTTCCCGGAGCTCGTTGAGCTGGTGACGGACGTTGGCGTAGTCCTCGCGGACGGTGGGTTCGGGCATGTACTCGACAAGCAGCCGGAACGCCTTGCAGAGCAGACAGTGGCGGCGGTCCGGGCACGTTCCCGCATGGCGTGCGACCTCGACAAAGGTGGTGGCGCGCTGCTCACGCTCGCGCTTGTCTCGGGCGAGTCGGTCAGCGCGAAGCGCCGCCCGCTGGTCGTTGGTCAGTCGCATCACTGGCCGCCACCGGGAGTGACTTCGCTGTTGCTGAGCTTCTGCAGAAACGCGGCGAGGTCGGCGTTGGTGGCCTCGCCGACCGGCTTCTCCATGTGCTGCTCGAACGCGGCCGAAAGCTGCTGGTTGTTGCCGTCCAGGTCGGACCAAACGTTGACGATGCGCTGCTGCAGGTCCTTCCGGCGGGCGGCGGCCTGCTGCATGAGCAGCTTGACGCCGGTGTCCACCCGTTCGGCGTTGAGGTCCTTCGTCGAGGCGACGGTGACGCCCAGGTGCTCGACGATCCAGGCGAACCGGGCCTCGTCGTTCTTCACGGCCGAGCCCTTGCCGGTGTGGCCCGTGACGCCAGCCTCGCCGAACCAGACGCCGAGGTCCCGCAGCGCCTTCGCGGTCGGCTTCGGCTGCTCCTCGTCCTCGACGACCACCCCGTCCACAATGTCCTCGCCGTCGTCGGCCGCCGCGGTGTTCTGCGCACGGGCGGCCTCGAGGAGCGCTTCGGCGCGCTCGGACGCCTTGCGGGGTTCATCCGCGATCGGACCTGCGGCGGGCTGGCCAAGCTGGTCGGCGAACTCCTGGAGCTGCTGCAGGGTCGCGGCCTTCATGGTGGTACCGGTGCGGTCGCGGAACGCGGTATGGAGCTGGCTCGTCGTTCCCGCCCACGCGGTCATGATGTGCTGGCGGATCCGGTCCGCTTCGGGGTCGCTCGCCGCCGGCGGCGCGTCCGAGGCTGGCACCGGGCTGTGCGGAGGGTCCTCGCGCGGAGCATTGCGCTCGTCCGGCTGTGCAGCGGCCGAGGCGAGTTGTCCCTGTGGGGCGTTCTTGTCCGGCGGCGGGGGGAAGGTGGCGACGCGGGCCTTGGCCGCGGCCTCGACTTCCTCTCCTCGTCCCTGCCAGGCGGGGTCGAGCTTGGAGGTCCTCCAGACGGCCACGACCGCATCTCGGTCCGTGGCGGCCTCGATCATCGCAAGGTAGTCGGTCGCGGGCGCGGCCTCGATCGCCCGCTGACCGCCACCACTGCGGCCCAGCTCGGTGCGGCGCGCGACCTCTCCCGACATCAGCTCGTCGAAGCCGATGCCCTCGATCGTCAGGCCGGGCACCATGTACGTGGTCGCTTTGACCACGTTGTCCTTCGGGTCGAGGAACGAGCCGGTGCGCTCGGCCACGTACAGCCAGGCGTCCACGTACGTCCCCGCGTGGGCCAGGAACTCGGCGGCATTCGGCAGCTCGGCCGCAGCGTTGCCGCCCTTGCTGTCCAGCCGCCACAGCCCCAGGCTGGGCACCTCCTTGAGGAAGACGCCGAGTCGGGTGTGCGGCTTGCACGGCCGCCTCTTGAGTTCGACGTCCGCCCCGCACAGGCACGGGCCGACGAACGGAGCCTGCATCGCGACGCCAGTACAGCGGCGGATGCACAGCTTGCCGTCCCAGAGCTCCATGTTCTGGCTCAGGCCGTTGGGCGGGACGATGACGGGGAGGCGCTGCACGTTGGTGATGACCTCGAACTGCGGGCCCTGCGGCGACTTCCACGGCTTGACCTCGCCGCCGTACTTCTCGGCGACGCCCCGGATCATGTCCTCGGACGGCGACGTGAACCGGAACGTGTCGATCTTGCTGGGGTACTCCTTGCCGTTCCGGCTGATCTTCTTGATGCCGAGGCGGATCCGGCCGTCCTGCCAGTGGCGGCGCTGCAGTACGGAGGGGTCGATGGGCATCAGGCGGCGTCCTTCCTGGTGGTGGTCTTGCTCGGGGGCTGGATGGGCTTGTAGCCGCGCATTTCGAGCCCGTGGACGTAGTGCGCGAGCGGGAGCAGTCCGCAGAACGCGGTGAACGCGTCCTCGTCGGCCGGGAGCGGCACGAAACCGTAGCCGTTCGTGCGGAGGTTGAGGATCGCCGTCCCGACGAACGGCGGGACGGGGAATTCGTGGCTGGCGTTGTGGTGCTCGCTCTGGCCGTACTTGCAGTCGGGTGGGCAGATGAGCGCGACTTCCGCGTTCCGAAGCGCGGCGAGTTGCAGGAGGTGGTCGTCGTAGACGGCGCTGGCCGGCTTGGTGAGGCTGGTCTTGATGTCCACGAGCCACAGGCCGGACGGCGTCGGGATGGGGTCGGCCGGAACTGCGCGAGGCCTGAACCTCGGCATGATCGGCGACGTCGGGCCGGGGAATCGCAAGCGGGCCCAGATGTCGCTCGTCCCGCCGTACGGGATCGTGCGGTTGAGGACCGTGCACTCGGCCGTCATGATGTCGCGGCGGATGTCCACCCCGAAGTCGGCGAGGAACTGCCGGTAGGACTCGACGAATGGTTCGGCTTCCTCGTCGGGGATGTACGCCTTGCCGAGGTTGATCGCTTCGCCGATGTTGTGGACACGGCTTCCGAGGTCGGCCTTCCTGTCCCACTGGACCCGGTATTGCGCCTTGGCCAGCTTGATGAACGCTTCCATGTCGTCCGGGTCGGCGGCGGCGCGGATCGCGTCGGGGAGGTTGTCCATCAGCCAGATCGCGGTGTCCCGCGCGGCGGCCGGGGCCAGCGCCTCGATCATGTGCTGGTCGATGGCATTGGTGACGGAGATCTTCATCCGGTTCGGGTCGTCCGGGGCAAGCATCGGGTCGCAGTAGTAGCGGCCCGCGCTGGTCGGGACGGCGTGGCTCGGGTCGAACTCGTCGCGCTCGTCCTCGCGGATGACGATGTTCAAGCGCCACCGCCGAGGTGGCCGTCATAGTCGGCCTGGCCGAACCAGCCGAACCGATAGGCGTCCTCGGTCATCGGGTCGAGGGCGGGCCCGCCGCGGTAGCTCGGCCGGCTGGGCGTGGGCTGGGTGTTATCGGTCTGGAGAGCAGAGAGGCAGGCGGTCAGCTCCGCGTCTGTGGAAAGCGCAGGGCTCGGTGGGGTCACTGGAGGTCCTCTTCGTATTCGGCGGCCAGAAGCTTTCGGCCGGTCTCCTCGACGAGCTGGTATGCGGCGTCGTAGTCGCCGAGGACGTCGGCGAGCAGACGAGTGAGCGCGGACTTGGCGTCGTAGTTCCAGTGCTCGGCAGCTCTTGTGGCGATGAGCTGCGCCAGGTCGTCGGGAGGCAGCGCTTGCGTGATGTTGGTCATGCTGATTGCGGGACCGCTGTTAGCGGGGGACGTACTGGACGTGGACGAGGACGGCCTTGCCGCCGTCGTCCTTGGTGATGGTGCGGGTGCGGGCCTGGAACGTTCCGCTGTCGTCGCTGCGGAAGCCGCGGTAGCCGTTTTTGACGGCGTTGTACAGGCGGTTGGCGTCACGCCTACCCTCGGGGGTGTCGGGGGTTTCTGCGACGACAGCCCATCGGTTGGGGTTCTTCTGAAGCTCGGCGGCGATCGGCTCGTACTCCTTGTTGATGTGGGTTTTGACAGGCGCCGGGTCTTCCCAGCGAAGGATGCCGATGGGCATGGCGATATGACGCTCCGTGGCTTGGGGATTTGGTTTGCCGGGCTTTCGATCTGCGCGTTCCGTTTCGGTCGCACACGATTGCACCGACATAACCGACACTATCGCGTCCTGACGCACGATGCAATGTCTGACGCGTCTCACGCGTCATCGCAGCTCTTGCTTATGTCACTCTCCGTAATCGCTATCTTCGCGATGACATAGCAGCATGCATGCGTCAGTTGATACCGTTGCGCCAGACTCGTATGACGCATCAAATGCCTTGAAGGGACACCCGACTCGCCGTGGCCGACATCAACCAGCCCTCAGCAGTAGTTCAGCTCCTCATTGATCGCCGCAACACTCCGGGAGGACTCAAGCGACGCATCTCCACCCGCGCCGCCGCCGCACGCGCAAAAGAACTGGCCGGCGACGCGTTGTCTGAGCCCACCTGGCGACGCGTAGAGTCCGGCGAGAAGATCCCCGAAGACCGGGAACTCGTGCTCATGGCGGCCGCCATCAACGATTTGGCGGCCGAAGTCATCATCTCTCCGGACGACTTCGACGAGCATGGCCGGTCCGCGGCGGCCGCATTGTTCCGCACGTGGATCCGTGAGCGCACTGCTGCCGATCCAGCGCTGGCGGACATCGACCCGAATCTCACACCGGAATCTCTGCAGCAGATGCTCCAGAAAATGCTCGGTGAAATCCGCGAGCTACGTGGCGTTACAGCCGCCGAGAAGGCTGAGATGGAGAAGATCCTGCTGTCGCACGTTGAGTCCACGCTGAAGGCATACGGCGCCCAATTGCGCATCTTCCGACGCAAGTAG